CTACTATCATATACAAGAAAGACCTTTTCTTCTAAAAAAGGTCTATTCTTATCTGTAGTATATGCATTTATATAACCGCTTTCTACAGTTAAATCATTCCATGTAAGATTATCATCTAATAATGGAACTATATATATACTAACATCATTCAAGTTCTTCAGTACCATTTCCTTCGTAATAACTACGAGTATGCTCCCAATTATTAGTTTGGTAATGATATGAAAGTTCTGATAATGCATTGATAATAATGTTTTTACGAGAGTCTAACTCTGTTTCATTAAACATGTTAAATACTCTTACTTCATAATTACCATTTGTCTGTATAGCTATAATGTATGCTTCACAATCATAATCTGAAATATCAATATCTTGATCTTTCATATACCATGTAATAGCTAACAAATAGTAAGCAATTTGTCTATAATAATCAAATTCTTCTACAGAATGTTTAAAGTTATAGACATCTGATGTTGTTTTTAAGTCAATTAGAATGATTTTCTTATTGACATGATCAAATATGCATCTATCAAGTAATGACTTACAAGGTGCATACCAGGTCTTATTTTCATCCATTTTAAGACTATCTGTCTTAATGGGAAATGTCCAGTTAATATGAAACTCATTATGAGATTCTACTCCTGGAATATCTGTTAGTAATTCATTTGCTTTCTTATGTTTCTCAATGTTAGACTTAATTGTCTTTAATATATTAAGATCTGCAAATGAAATTGCTTTTTTATTATTTTTCAAAGACTTTGACTTAATATATTCATCATATCTTAATGCAAAATCCTTAGCAATAGATAACTTAGCATCTTCAGATAATTTATTACTATAAGCCTTGTTATAAGAATCTAATAATAATTTATCATTATCTTCTAATGGATTAGTATCTTTAAATATAGAATACCAATCACAGAAATCTTTTTGCTGTTTTACTTTAGGTACTTCATATTCAAGTATTGTATAATCATTCCAGAATTCATCTGGTTGGAGTATATACTCATGTATCATAGTACCCTTTTCTAACTGCGGTAACTTTAATCCTTCTTCCTTACCATCGAGCATATTACGGAAGTATAAAGGACCTTTTTTTAGAAACCAACCTATAGAAGAATTTGATATTCTCGTGTTATCTTCATAATACGGTTTATCAATTATCATTGTTCTTCTTCGTTTTCTTCTTCTGTTTTATGTTTAATTGTTTCAACTAAGAGATTAAAAAGTAAATCTTCTCTAGATTTATCTGATTTTTTCTCTAAATCAAAATCAATAGTTACTATCTTAAGCCTCTCTCTTATGTTATAACTATCGGTTAAAATACTACAGTTATATTGATTAAGATGGCCGTATGATATACCATTATGCCAATGCCCAAAGAAATGATGCTTATATTTACCAAAACAGTAATGTTCAAGCTTTTCATTATAGTTTGGATTTTCGTGAGTAATAAGTATATCACAATCAGGTATATTTTCATATGGGCATACATACTCATCATATTTGTGTTGAGTATCTTCAAATGCCCATTTTTGCCAGTGTATAGGAGCTATCCATGGAGTTCCATAAAATTTTACTCCTTCATATTCATATAACTCATCAATAAGAAATACTACCTTATTATTAGTAAGTAAAGATATTTTATTCTTAAACTCCTGTAAAGTAATATCTTTTATTAATCCGTCATATAATTGTTCAATATAAATGTCATGATTTCCTGGTACTACAAATATCTTTTCACATGATAACTTATTAACCCATGTAATAAAAGCAGTACTCCACCATGCATCTGATTCATCAGAACTTCTTTGAACAATTAGGTCTACTACATCACCAGCAATACATAATACATCACATTCTGGTACAGAAGGTAATATACCATGTAAATCACTAATTGCACATATTTTCATAATGCAAACTTATTGTTAATTTGTATATTAATACTGCACAAAAAATTAACATTCTTTTAAATGTTTTATTAACTCGTCCACTTGTTTCTGATTATGTACTACATAGAACTTTATATTAGGTTCAAATCTATACAAGTAGTAGTTAAATAGTTTTTCACGTAAAGGCCATGCTTCGTTAGGATAGCCTTTACATTCAATAATAAACTTATTTCCTACAAAATCAGGTAAATAAGTCATTGGCCTATATTTCTTTTCTCCAAAAGTAAAAGCTGGAAGAAGTTCATATCTATGCTGTTCATAATCTGCATTGATTTTAGCTTCTTTCAGCTTTTTATACGTGTATGTTTCAAGTTTACTTCTAAACTTTATTCCATCATATATATTAGGAGTTGCATTCTTTACTTTTCCCTATTTCTTCTTCTGCCCCATAAATACATTCTTCAAATATTTTTATAACATCCCTATCTATTTGTAGTATTGTATCTGTTAGTTTACACACACCTACAGTAAGCATCACTACTACAATAGTAGCTAATAGGAATGGGATACAAATTAGATTAGCTATAACTTCTCTAAAATCTTTCCAAAATGTTTTTAATTTATTTTTTAATGTTTTCATAAAGCCAATTTTTAATAGTTTCAAAATCATTTGCTTTTATGGCATCTGATACGTCCTTCGCTTTAAACTTTTTATGGATTAAAAGCCCTTCTAAGCCTGTTTTAAGGCTCATTTTGCGAAGATATTTTACGCCAGCTTCGTCTCTATCAAACAGTATAATAATGCGTTTAAAACGCTTCTTAAGCTGTTCTAATACCTTATCAGGTATAAAAGTTGATTCTGACGATGGAGATATTGCGGGTATCCCCATTTCGTATAAACACATGACGTCTTTCATACTCTTTGTTATTATGAGTACATCACCAGTTTTAGGTAACTGTTTAAACCCCTGAATATCATTCTCTGTCAGGTTATTGCGCCATTTTGTATATTTATCTGCTAAAGGTCTATAAATTTTAAAATGATTATATACCTTATAAGCATACATAGGATTAGTATCCTTGTAAATACCCTTTACAATACCATTACACAGATAATATTTAATACTGCTTACTCCAAATTTCTTCAAAGTATTAATACTAATATTAAACTGAGACCAGTAATTGATGTCTGTTAGAGTAAAGTCTTGTCTTACTACACCAATTACTGTCTCTGTTGACGGTATGTATTGCTTAGAGCTAACTAGTTGCGTATTATTAGTAATTTTAAGCTTATTAACTATATTATTAAGTATATCTGAATAATTAGTTAAACCGGTAAGTAATGAAACAAACTTAATTACATTACCGCAATCGCCTGTACCATGATCTTTAAACATTAATTGTTTAGTAGTTCTACTATAGAAACATCCAAATGATGGATTTTTATCTTTTCTAAATGGACTGTTATAGATCATTCCCACTTTAAAATTACCAATATACGCTGCATATATATCATATTCTGTTACTTTAGATAATATATAATCTAGAGTAATATTCACTTCATCTTTTATATTTGTAGTGTCGTATAGCATATGATATAGATTTTAATTTGTGGAGTATTGCAGAGTCGAACTGCATTAATAGTCAACTATTTCTAGCTACCTTGTTTTACCATTAAACTAATACTCCTTTAAAACGTGAGTGTATGCTATTCCTAATCTATGAATTTTGACGCTTTTTACTGCTTATCTCACATAGTGGCATACTACTCACGTATCGCTATATTATGCCTAGCGTAGGCTGACTGGTTTAAAGACTATTAGAAAGGTAGATCACTACCAGTATTAGAATCTTCTGTAGAAATTGATTCTAACGGGTTCTCTTCTTTACTTTCCTTATCTGCAATTACAGGTCGAACGAACAAGTCAATATTCAACTCTGTAATCTTACTCTTCTGACCTTCAGGTAAATTCATAGGTTCGATAAAAGTAAACTTGCAATAAGTAGGCAAAGTAGTATAGCCTTTATTATTATAAACTATTTTTACTCTAAGTAAAATATCTTTATTTGCTGCATTAAGTAAGTTAACAACCCAGTTTGCAAATTCATTAAATGATGCGCCTGCAAAAACAAGTACTTCTTTAGGATAGAAACATCCTAAAATCTGTAGAATACGCTTTACTTGTCTAGTAGCTCTAGCCTGATATTCTTCTTCAGACTCATTAGGTTTCTTAGTAGATTCCCATTCAGTATGAGTCATAGTCTGGTCATCTTTCTCGAATTTAAATTCAATAAAGATGTTTCCATTAATGGACTTATCAACTCTAGCACTAACAAATTTTACATTTTCGTGAATACCTGCTTCTAAATACTTATTCTTACTCTCTTGTATCTGGTTTGCTAATTCTGTACTATAAATCATAATCTTAATTCTTTAAACTGATATAAAATACGGTTAAAGTTATTCAGGCAAATATATTTTGTCCCAATATACCTTGATATTATTATTGTCATCACTTTCAGCAATAACAATATTTTTACCTCTTAGATGTGGCGCTCTTGCTTCTCTTACAGAGTTATCTCCTCCTTCAAAAGAAATATGAGTTTCGTTTTTCTTTCTATATACATAGCCTACTGCATCAGCTTCGCCACATATAATATTAGCAAGTTTACCAACTAAATCTAGAGACATCTCAGATAATTCTTCGCCTTCCTTATTAATCATCTTATCCTTAAGATGACCAATTAAGATAAAATTATCACAAAGATCTCTAAACATGTCTATAACTTTTCTTACAGCTTGCTGTAAATACATATATCCAGAACCATTAGGCAATGTTCTAACATCATTACCCTGGTAGTTCTTACCCATTGGAGTTTGACGATATAATGTAGCTGCATAACTTAGACATATTTCTTCGAGTCGAGATGCATTATCAAGAGTAATATACTTATACGGTTTCTTTCCTGTTGACTTAATTTCTTCTCTAATTGCATTTGCAATCTCTCCTAAATCTTTTACAGACCTAGCTTGTACTGCTAATGCTTCAAGGAATTCAGAGCCTCCTTCTAAGTCAATAATTAGGTTATTATCTAGCTTAGAAGCCAAAGTAGTCTTACCAGCCTTGGGCTTGCCAAAAATTATTAAAAATCTTGGATTTTCTACTTTAGCTTTTACTTTCTCTTTTGGTAATACAATCATAAAAAGCTTTATTTTTGTATCCTTACTGAGAATCTTTGGTAATCACTGATAATATGGACAAATATTTTTTTAATATTTTTTAGAACAAACCACGATTTTTAATCTTAATCGTGATGTCAATAATAGTTTTCTTAGTTTTCGGTTTCAAATGATTCAACGAACCAGTTGCAATCGGGATAATTTCATAACCAATCTGTACGAAATTATCGAAAATCTTAATCGGTGTACCGAATTCATCTTCAAAGTCATAATCCTTCTTAAACGGATAATTCTTCTTTGCATAGATGTCAAGTGCATTCATTGCACTGAAGAATTCTTTCTCCAAATCAAAGTTAATACTTCCATCAGTAAAGCACTTGAACGGACAATTTGCACATTCTTCAGACATCCATCCAATATTATGAGTCTTACTCATTCCTAAAGTGATGTAATCACCCGCACCTGCATGTTCAATGCCAAAGTTGCACTTAGGATAATCATAATTGCTTTCTACTGTCAACCAAGGATAAGCGTTAACAACTCGACTCATCAACTTTTCTTTATAGATATCTGCACTATTGTTGTTTTTCGGTAACTTAAATGTATATGTTTTCATAATTTTCAGCCTTTTTTAATTGTTATTACTAAACGAAATCTTCCTTGCTGGTTCTTCTTCTCGTATAGTCTCAATTAAATTATTGTATTTCAAATCATTATCAAACTCTAATATTGCACATTCTCCTGCATCCCTATTTTTAAGGATATGCAGATAGACTTTGTTTTTTACTAGTAAACGATTTGGCCCATACTGTTGTATATTGAGTAATTCTGGTCTGTGAATACATATAACGTAATCAGACGCATGAAATATAGTATCAGCAGAGGAGATATCACTACGCATTGGATAATGCATAGATGGGTTGTTAATTCTTTCAGGATTTTCTATATTCCGATTCATCTGTGATAACTGAATTATAGTAGTATTAGGTAATTTCTTTACCTTAATAAACAGTTTCTGTAATTCGGAAATAACTTGCAAGGCACTTTCACGATTTTGACCTTCAACAAGAAGAGTATGATCAAGTATAATCACAAATTTCTTATCTTTAGCCTTAGTTTCATAAAAGTAATTAATGGTAGAAGCTATATCTTCAACAGTACCGGGAGTATCTACATAATATATAGGATACGACTTTATCTGTTGAGAAGTTTGTTCAACTCTATCTAATAAATCATCTGTTAATTCATTATTAGCGCTATATAGCTCAGCAGTAGTTTGCCTTAACTTACTACTTATTTTTCTACCTACTTGCCTAGAACTTAACATTTCAAATGAAAAGTTAAGTACTATAACATCCTGATTAGAATTTAAATCTATTAAATCAGTTTCAAGCGTATTCACAAATGAAGATTTCAGTGTTGTTATCGTATAGTTTTTTATCTATACTTCTATGTTTTGTTATTCAACATAGCTCCGCGTACCTTTTTATCCACTTATTTCAGTTGGGATATCGAACACTCTTGGGAATATTATATTTATTCAATTCCTACGCTGTACGGTGATAAATAGCCTTTCGTAATCTATTTATTTACCACGGGATTAACATTTCAGTCTTCCCCGTATTTGCTCGATAATTATCATATATCATTCCTGATATAGACGGCAATATTCTGTGTATCTGTCAAATTTACGTTTTAAATATATTGTTGCATCTTTATATATATAATCTAATATATATTTTCCTCTACTTTTTTGAAAAGATAAATTATAAATATTTTTAGTTTTATTTAATTTATTTTTCTTTTCTAACGGAAGATAATTTTGTAAAGTGTTCAAGAACTTTTCAGTTCCTAATATCCGTAAAGTCATATGTTTATGATCTTTATCACAATAACTTATACAACCATCTCCATCAATATATCCTCTAATAAAGTGTTTAATTAGTTCTTTATTTTCAAATATATTTTCGTTAGGAAATTCTAAAGTTAATGATTTTTTTGGTATGCAACCATAATTATTTAAAACATTCCAGAAATGTTTATTTGCAAATGTTATTCTACATCTTTCGTATTGATATAGATTTCCTGCTTTTTCTATTCTTATATCTTTATTAGAAGATATAAAATTATTAAACTTTTCTAAATGTTTTAAATCTTTACTGGATAAATTTAATTCAAAATTATGCCGTATATTTTTAGTATTTATAGAAGCAATATTTCCATCTGCGTATATAAAACCAAGCCAATAAGCTTTTTCTTCTGAATCAATTTTATCAAATATATTAAAATTAGCTATAGTTCTTACTTTTTTCATAATGTTTTGTATTTTATAATACAAACGTATATGAATTACTATAGTTTCGTATATCGTTTAAAATACACTATTACCACTACCAGATATACCTACTATAGTATATATCGTATTTGGCTCAATTCCTCCCATACAGGATTTATTGAACTTTTTCCATCTTGTTGCTAAAGATTGAATTTCATGATTCTTTCTTTTGCGAATGTATTCTACTGCTTCACTCGTTGCAGTAGAAATATGACGAAATGATAGTGTTTTAGATGATGTCTGTTCCATAATTATCTGCATTAGGTTGATAATCATCTAATTTCATTTGTTCCTCAAAGGTTTCCCACTCGTGTTGAGTGAGCCATTTCCACATAGTTTTCATATAACCTATTTTGCCTGTACGCATTTTATCATCTATTTCATATCTTAAACAAGCTATGATATGTTCATGCATTGCTTTAGATTTGCCTATGATACGGTTATATTCTTTTCTACATTTGTTTACATTAGCTCTTAAAAAGCCTTTAGTCCCATCAGGACGTATAACATAAACTGGAAATTGGTCATAGAAAGCATCAAACATAGTTTTATCTTCTTTAAGAAGTTCTTCTAGTTTTGATGTTTTACTTATAACTTGGTTATTTGTATTATCTACATTAATACAAATTAAACCTTGATTAGCTAACTCTTGTATTTCTTCTTCATTAACTAGGCTGAGAAGTTTCTGAATGTCTTGATTGATTACTTTGATATCACTCAATACAAGTGTTAGGAATACTAATTGATTAATAGATATGTTTGGTATTCTATCTAAGATAGAAGTGTCTATTTCTAAAATCATATTCTCATATATTATATGAGCATATAGTTCTTTGAAATTTATTTGGTAGCCTTTGTTAATCCCATAGGCTCAATTGTAATGGTTTTAATTCTCTGATTATCTTATAGGCTTCGTATATATAATACCTATAATTAATCTTCCGTTCCTCAATCGGTTTGTCATCAAATTTATTTAAAAGAGTAACACCAGACGCAGTAAGCATATTCTGATACTGCCTTGCAGAAGCCTTATATTTACGTTCTCCTACATATGGCTCAGTATATGTTATAATTTCACCTTCTTTATGACCAGTATCTTTCCATTTCCACAAGTATCCACCATTAGTAGATGCGTAGAAACGATTAGTTCTTTGTTGCTCTTTGTTCATGTATTCAACATGCCATTGTTTACCAGTCTTCTCAGACATTAAGAATTTACGTATATCCTTACATCCTCTTATAGTATCTTCAACTGGTACTTTATCTACAAAGTATCTTATTATAGCTTCAGGAATTATCTTTGCAGATAAACCTTTACCTAATAATACTTCAGTAATGAACATTCCTTTTGTTTTAATTAAATTAGGATTTTTAGTTTTGCTGTATCCTTCTTTAACTGCAATATAGTCATTAATTGCATATTGATACATAGCTTCAAAACGATCTTCTTCTAGAGTAAGTCTAGTAAGCTGTTCCCATTCTCGACAAATATTGTTTGCTTTAGAATATATCTCTTTCTTTAGTAAAACAAAGAGGCCATCAGTATTTGCCTGGATGATTCGGCATCCTACTTGAGTAAGCTTTTCGGCTAGCATCAATAATAATAATTGTCCATTTATTCTAATTTGCATTACAGCAAACGGACTATAACAAAAATTGTGTTCATTTTGTAGATTTCCTGACAAACCATTTAATGCTAATTTTAATGTCTCATTCTTTACTTTATCTCCATTATGTTTAGCTTCTATTCTTTCATCTTTAATTTTAGAATATACTTCTAAGAATTCTGGACCTAAGTGTTTAGGATAAAACCCATATTCTATTAACATACTTGGATATAGAGATGCACAAATTTATTCTGACTATATCTTAATTTGGCATTTCGTCCATACATAACCATACATGCTAGGTTTTTCACCTGAACATACGGCATATATATTATGTACTTTATATGTAGGATTTTCCTTTATTATATCTTTAACTCTATTCCATTCTCTTACTAACTTACCGTCTTTAGTAAATTGCTTGATTGTATATTTTGTTAAAGATTTCGATACTTTATCTGCCATTATTTTTTTCTTCTCTGGATTTTCTTTCCAAAATTTAGAAGACATTTTACCTATTTTTATTCTCTCGTTTATATTTGAGAAACGCTTAATTTGAGCTTCTGAATATTTCTTTTTAGTTTCTTCTAACGGTATCATACCTTTCTTAGAATTATCTCTTCTAAGATTATATCCTTTATCTCTATTAATGGTATCAAACAACTCTATATAATAGCATTCTTTATCTTTTAAATTTTCTGTAGTATATTCTAATACTATATAATCAAAATTATCAGCTCCATATTTGTGCCAATCATCTATTAAATAAGAATTATCTCGTTTTACATTCTTTTTATTTAATATAGATTTATGATTATTTATTCTAGAATATATATTACTACTACATCCTATATATTGCTTTCCGTTTATAGCACAGATTATACTATAAATGCCTGATTTTTTCCAATCTATACGTCTTCCTTTCATGTTCTTAGGTTTTCTTTTTAAAACGTATAAAAGGATAAAAGGTTGCCAAATTCCTCGCTTTTCGTACAACTTTGTACTACTCCATCACTGGATAGTCGATGAACCTTCATCCTAATAGGATGCTTGGCTGCGGATTGATCAAATTATTATGATTTTACTATATCTTAAGCGTTATCTTAAGTGCTACTTACTATATTACTATGCAATGCAGTTATAATAATTTAGCGATTGTTCCCGCAATTAACGAGGTTACGATGCCGCTTCTGTCAACATCAATATCAATTAGCATTTCATCTTCTTTAGGAATAATGATTTCAGGATCATTTTTAGAATGAATTCCTCCTACTCCTACAGTATAGCGTAAACCATCAAATATAAAGTTATTTTCGTATCCTTTTCTACCTGGAGAAACTATCTGACTTTTCATATCATTTAGTACTCTCTGTAAAATAGGACTATCATACCTAATAAATGGTAATATTACATCCTTTAAAGGAATATAATCCATTGGAGATCTTAATCCTTCAATATCCCACCAGGTTAATCCTGTTTTCTCAAGATATTTTTGAGTTAAGATTTTCATTCCAATATTTACACCATCTTTACTAAGTACTCTTACTCCATATTCGTCTTCAATAGCTATACGTAAATTAATACTTTCCTTACATCTATTTAAAAGCTCTGTAGTAGACTCAATATCATTTATATTATAGTCTATCATTTCGTCAAAATCTTCTAATGGAAGAGGTTTACTCCAATCACATACAAATTCTTGTACATTTGGATATTGCATAGTTACCTGAATTTCTTTCAAACCCACTCTAAGTTTATTAGAGTAAAGCATAGTAAGAATATCAAAAGTATCAAACCATATTTGATACTTCCAATGTTTCCAGGCATCTATATTATCCTCAGTAGAAGTAGTAATAGTCTTACTTAGATTAAAGATAGAATTACATATAGTAGCTACATTATAGCTCATAAGTCTATCTTCATACTCTATAATATAATTTATTATAGGATTATCATAATGTAGATTATTATATCCACAAAAGATAATATCTGAATCTATTACTAATTCTGTTCCATAGAAGTCTCCCCATTTTATATAGGAATTGACTTGTTTAAAGAACTTAACTAATTCTCTTAGTTGGTTCTTTCTTTCAGAGATTTCAAATTTATATATTTCTTCTGTTTCTGTATTTTTAACAGAACAATGGAAAATATTCTGAAATACCTCAATATCATATACATAGACTTTTTTGTTACGTATAATCATATTTAGAATATTTGGTTAGATTCCATAGTCAGACTCGAACTGACACAAATCACACAGACTTACATTTTGCTGCGGCTCTACCCCTTTTTGAGCTATATGGAATTCCATAGATATTACGCTGCTATTTTATTAATAGCAGGTTTTATAGATTTTCTACAGTAAGCTCTACGGTCACTTACTTTATTTTTTCCTTTGCAACCTCCTACATGTTGCTTTCTGTTCTTATCTCTTCCTACATAGAATTGTAAGAATTTCAAGGGACGCTTAGATTTCTCTAAATGAAGCCTTGCTTCTTTTTGTTAATTTTGATAATTTAGAAAGTTAATTATTTAAAACCAATCTTGTTTCTATTTATGTCAATTTCTTTTTTTAAAGTACGAACTATAACTACACTGTTAGGATAAACTCTAATTTCTATGTAATAATCGTTATCTCCCCAAAATAAAGCTTTTTGTACTCTATATTCAAATTTTGAATTACTTTCAAAGAAACCTTTTCTTAAATAGATAATAATTTGTTCTTCTTTTGGATGTTCTACTGTTATATTCATCACGCTGCTAATAATGATTTGCCATCATAGTAAATTATGTTATTATCTCCTTCAATATCTTGTACTGTTATACCGGCAAATGAAGAATCATTACGATATTGTTTAGCTTCTTTAGCTACTTTCTTTTTCGCCTCATCTCTAGTAGAAGCTGTGAAATAGTCAGTTTTGAAGTCATATGTACGTTTATCGTCATCACTCCTTCTTCTATTTATTGTATACTTGAACTTTCGTTCTTTAGGCTTCTCTTTAACAGCTAATTCAGCTGCTGTAAAGCCTTTTTGTTTACCTGCTTTAATAGGTAAAGGCTTATACTTTAAAGCTTCCATACGAGCTTCTTTTGCTGCTTTCTGTTGAGTAAATAGCTCTTTCCATTCAGCTTTAGTACGCTCTTTTGGTTTAGGAGATTTATCAAAAAGAGAGTTCTTTACTATTCTAGTAAATTTCTTCTTTTCTTTACGTGTGTAGTAGATAGTTGGATCATAGCCTGCTTTCATAAGAATATTTTTTATTCGTTCTTTCTTAGACTGTTTGATAGCCTTATTCTCTTCCATAGCTTCTTTTGCTATCTTAGTAGGCTGTTGTTTATTCTTAGAACTCCAGGAGTTCCAATTTACTGTTTTCCCATCTTTCACTTCTGTAACTAAAGACGGACCGATCTCGAAATCTCTAGTAGTTTCTACTGGACAATATTTCTTTATATATTTTCCATTTATTACTATTCTAGGATAATTACGCTTTTTAGCTTTAGATGATCGTTTAGCATTTCTTACTGTCTGTTTCTTTACTCTATATTGTTTATTCTTTTTCATAATTTTGATAATTTTAAAGGGTTAATATTAAGAAAGGGAAGGGGAAGTTATCCCCTAAACCTTTCAGTATTTGATTAAATATAGCGATTGTTTTTTAAGCTGCAATAGATAGAGGAGCTTCTTCAAGGCTTAGTTCAGCCTTATTATTAAACTCTTCAATTTCTTTATTAAGCTTGTTAATCTCTAACTGAAGTTTATTCTTCAAGCTATTAATATAGTCCGAAGTCAATTCTTCAGTAGTGTTAAGATTTTTCTTTCCTTTTGAACGCTTAAGCTTAGGATCTAAGGTCTTAATTTTGCTCAAATGGAACAACTGTTCCTGCTTTTCACTCAAGGTAAATATAGCAAGATAGTTATTTGTTGTAGGTAATTCTGAGAACTTCTTATATCCCATATTGATACACTGTAAATACAGTTTCAATAGGATTCGTTCATCAGCCTTAGCTTGGATTTCATTAAGTAACTGTTTTAAGTCAAAATTACGAGTAGCACCTTTAGGGATGATATTCTCGTTCTTAATGATATTCCAATATTTAGTAATTTCATTACTAAGTTCTTTACGATGTGTAATAATATATTTAGATGTAATTGATTTCATGTTCAAGTTGATTTTTTAAAAGTTAATACTTGACCAAATTACGTCTACTAGTAGTAGTACTGGTGGGACTCGAACCCACAACTCTCAACTTAGAAGGTTGATGTTCTGTCCAGTTGAACTACAGTACTGTATATTTAAACAGGGCCAATTCACCCTGTGAAAATATGTTGTTTTGCAATAATATTCCAATTCAAATATTATATTTCTTTAACCTTGCCTAATCGTACTGGTACGACTACGCCTGGTCTTATTTCAATACCAGCAAAACCAAATATATTGTCAGAGACAACAAGTTTGCCAGTTAGACCTTTCTCTTTTGCGAATTTTTCAATAGCTTCTTTATTGATATACTTTGAGTGCAGCTCTCCGCTCGAAGCATTCCTCATACTATCAAATAAAATATCTACAACACAATCGAGATCCTTATTTTTAATTGCTTCTTTCAGTAATGCTTGTGTAATACCGTCAAAAGCTACATCATTTCTAGTTCCTCCGGAACCAGTTATTGCATCTGCAATACGTATTGCTACATCTAAAAGACTTACCGATTCATAAGTATTTAAAAGTCGTTGCCACCATAAAGGCCCTTTGCCATAGTAAAAGAAGACCTGACCATCCTCTCTTACAGAAACAGCATTAGGAGTTACTTTAGTGCTTCCGTCCCAACTCTGAACTTTAGCTAATATAGTAGGCTCGACGCAAATAAGTAGTCGCAGAAGCTCTATTCTTACTTTAGAAATTCTGCTCATAGTATTGCTTATTCAGTAGTTTCTTCAAGGTTTACCTGAAGTGTTACTTCTGTTTCATCAGTAACTACACCACACTGCCGTTGATACTCCAACTGCATACGGTCAGACTGATCCATCATATCTCGTACAGTTTCGCTAAGTCGAATGAACTTACGAGACAGTTCCTCATAGAAGTTGAGAATACCCTTGTTATGTATCTTCAACATATCGTTCAGCATAGGCAATTCCTCTGCTGCAAAGAACATCGGTTTACTGTTCTTCTTACCAATACGTTCGATACATTCGGCCACGCTCTTCCGGTCTGCCTTACTGAAATCAGGCTTGACTAACGGGAATACAAGATTCGGATCGTTGTCATCCGGATTCAACATGATTTTCGGTTCACCGTCTAAGTCTTTAGCAATGAACTTGACATCCAAAATGTCAATTGCCTTAACAATGAATACATTTACTTCCTTCCGTAAAGTATTCTTGTCATTGAGCACATCTTCCTTCCACTTAAGGTCAGGATTTGTTGCTACTACAGTATAGATCTGTTCACCAAAGAACCGTCCATACTCTTTTGCAGTTGCCCGATAACGAGCCATAACTTGAGCAGCAGTGCTCTGAGTTCCTACTAATGCACCAATAGTCGGTGCTACGCTACTTTTATCCATAAGAATGTTTCCTTTCTGAGTCCGTGCTTGATTTCACCAATACGAAACTCTCTTAATTTTTAATTAATACTTTGTTAATGCTCTCCACCTTTCGATTATTTGTAATACTAAAGTATGCGTCTTATATCATACCGCTTTACTAAGCTTTGAAAATTTTAGTAGTGAATTCAATCACATAATCTACTTGGCTTACTTTGAAAATAAATTGAAATAATTTATGAGAAATACTCTGAGAGTTACTTCTGATAATACTTTGGTAATTTAAGTTTATCGTACTTCAACGGATAAGATTCAATTTATACGATGCTTACCGCACCCATCACCCTACTTTATATCACGTTCTCTTGCATAAGTATTGTACAAGCATAATATATCGAACTCTTTCATCAGCAACTGGTATGCCTAGGAGTAATTAAGGATTACAACATTCTAAGCGAATGAGGGTCGTTTCTGTTGAGAAACGTTACTAAAACACTACAAGCTGTCTAATTTTTCAAGACACCCACTTGACCTCTCGGATTTCTTATTTATACTACACGAATACGAGGATTTCCACCTCTCATCAGCATCATAAATACCGGTACTATCTCTGCTATTGCATGAGAAACCTGAACATATAGACAGTATGCTCTTATATTTATTACTTTAAATCTGAATCAGCGTTCTTCATACATACTAAGTTGCAATTAGTACTTTACGAAGTGTCAATGTCAGCGATAACGGTTGGTAGTCGGGGTGGTGATCTGTCTACTTACACTATCCTTACAATGGTAGTCTTAGCGTTTACAGTTCTATTGAACTTCCCATTTTATTAAAGATTAAACAATTAAAGCTCATTTATTCATAGCTGGCTTTATTCAGCGTAAATACATAAGTAAATATAGTATAACATCTTATACTCATAACCTAATGATATAGTCTTCTGTATTTCCTTAGTTTATGTACGACTATTAATAACAATAATTCTGGCGTGAACTACGCTATATTAAGAAGAAGTTTACATGTCTTGAAACTTATAAGCTCTGCCGTTTTTTAGTAGGTGTTTTCCCTGCATCACCTTAGTTTTATTTTTACCACATAATATGACTTGCTAAAGGTCACTGTATCTAGAATCAGGGTTATAGCGCCCTCAAACCGCTCGACGAGTCTGTTGCTCCGTAATCATTCCTCATTCAATTATACTCACACGAACGACCAAGCACGTGAGTCACTTTAGACTTGAAAGACTGTATCAATCTCATATACATCACTCCTACTTCATCCTTGGAACATTGCGTATCCACCTTCACGAGGACCCTATTTACCATAAGGCACAGAATTGGCTTCTGCTCCACGATAATCAGTCAAGTTTACATAGTGTGTACCATAACACGGTTATCCTTACATTAGTATTAGTAATTTACTACCTTCATAAGTACAAGTTCCAATATCCACAATTGCATATTGCATCACAGCTGATGTGTACTGAACACTATAGTTAGCAATGCTATTTTTCCTTTCTGGGTGCATAGTTGCACTTTTGTTAACCGATTTTGGAGACCGGTGATCGCGTCATATGCTGTCTCTTTTTTTCCATGAGTTGGCTGCTTTCTTTAGGTGAAACTAACCTTGCCTCTCGGCTTCACTTATTCTTTCCAAAGGAATAAGTCAGGAACCGTATTGTCCCTGTTTCAGCGTCGTGTTTATACTCCTATTTGATTCTGATTTTGATAATCTAAAACGAGTAATTGTAGAAGATTTCGTTCTCCTTGCTTTGATTTATAATTCTGCATTAGCGGTACTGTTTGCAGTAATTAAGAGTATTTAGTATTCACCAGACGGTTCTCAATACCTAATGAGGATTAAGCACTCTGATCCCCTGCTATCCGTTTTTCAGACGTTTTAGCCTAATATCCTACCTTTTGAGTGATCTCACTGTTTTAGCAGCTAACATATTCTCGGATTCTGTACTTTTTCGGGCCAGCAGAAATGACTACAGCTCCCTAACACGGCGCGACTTGTACTATTATGTACCTCGCATGACTTCCGCTGGAGTGATTCACGCTACAGTTTTACTCCTCTCGAACTATGACATAATTATAGGTTTTTTAAGTGGTTATTGTCATTAACTATTTTCCACTGAGCTTTTCTATTCAGCTACATTTTCATTATGTTCTGGTTCTAACATAGTAATTTTACCTGTACTCAGGCAGATTGTTGCAACAATCTTCTTACCTTTACAAATATCTACGAATTTGTTTTTTACATCACTACTACTGATATAATCAACTGGTTCCATGATACTTGCGTTAAATCCATCCAAACATTTACAAGCATTACTTACAGACAAACGTAAGTACTTTTCAGTATATAAGCAATTAGCTATACTATCTTTAGTCTGATTATTAATAATATCAGACTGGTCTCCTTCTACTATAAAGTAAGAGGACTGAGATAAGATAGAACTAAGTTTACACCTTGCTTCTTTCATATCTTTAATGATACGAGATAATCGTATCATTTGTTTTAGTATAACTAGATTACTTACCATATGATTTTACTTTAGATAATGGAGAAATAGCTTTAATGCTATCTGGCATAATCCCTACAGATTTAATATAGGGATATCCAGAAGCTACTTCTTTCTCTATTACTTTAGTTCTCCACTTAACTACTGATTTTGGTTCACCAATAGTCTTTACATTCACAATTGCGTCTGTTGTTCCTTTCACGGATACTTCTAATGTAGATAGGTCTACTTCGACATCTATCTTATCGACAGACTTATTCTCTTCACTATTAACTATAGGAAATTTTGGCATTTCTATAGGTGAAGGAATTACAGGTGCTGCCTGTACTACTGTGACTGTCTGTCGCAGTCCAAAGCCAATTATGCAACTGGCGATGAACATGCCGACAGCCGTAATAAATCTAAAATTCATATTTGATTATGCTATTTTAGAGAATGGTTAGTCTTTATACCCTATGAATTGTAAAAACCTACGCCATGCGTTTAATTTTTTTTTCATTTGCGGGTTTTTCTTCCTTCTTTTCTGGGTATTCCTTCTCTACTGGAGAAGTTATTGATGACTGGCAGTACGCAGCAAGGCGAGAAGCCGGATCGCGATACAGATTGATAATCTGACCAACTTTCAAACGAAGTTCATCAGGTGTCGGACTTTCGTCTTTATTGAAGAAGTTAGTCTTAACAGAACCTAACACCATTCGAGCAATCTTTCGATCGTTCTCCAGCTGATTTTTCTTAGATTCTTCTACTCCTTCAAGATTGAGTCCCCAATCTGTAAACAACTTATCAATGTACTCTTCACCTAAGTTCGAGATAACAGCCATAATAGCCTTATCTGTCTCGGGCTTCATCTCCTGATTGTCTTTCTGTCTCAATCGGAAGTTCTCATTGATAAGTGCACGAACAGTTTCTGCAACTTGCTCTTCACTCCATCCTGCCTTAATCAAATGATTACGCAATACAGAGTGAGCCATACACGGAGAACCCGTCTGTGAAGTATACAGATATACTGAGCTTCCTAAGCCTTTAAGTAAGCTAACAGGGCTGATACGGCTGAAGATTTCATTCATCCAATCACCTACTGTCATCTCATCCAATGCTAACTTCTTATCAGCATTAGTTTCCTTAAGGCCTCGTAACGTACGATACCATTCTACGGTGTTAACAATATTCGTTGCTACATTTCTCTCTTTGTTGATAAGGAAAGTTAACGCTTCGTCAATTTCCTCATCTGTTGTAATCTTGTTCGGATCAAGCTCCGGTACCTTAGTAACAGTCTTACCAGCGTCTTTTGCTAGTTCTTCTGGAACTTCTGACTTGTTGAAGTCAATAGCCAGTTGACCGTCATCACCTCCCGGTAAAGCTTTAGCTGGAGCTAGTTTAATACCTAGCATTTCAGCCATACCTTGCAACGGCATGAGTTGATTTGCGTCAATCATTAGTTGCAATTCACCACGTTCACCACGGTTGAATAAGTCTTGGCGAATATCAACAAGAGCAAGCAGACTTACTACATCAATTGTACGATTGATATCTGCATATACTTCAGGATAGCGTTTGGCAAGTTCTTCGTTGTTAGCGTAACGCTGCTGCATTACAAATGCTAACATGGCCTTTCCGTCTACCGATGAAGCTGTTGAACCTACAGGAATACCTGCACCGGTTATTCCACCTACAAGTGATGTTGCGCGCTTGAGAGCTTTCTCTTCAGGAGATACTTTGGGTTTGTCTTCTGTGACTTCTTCAGGAATGATTGTCGGAGTTTTGTCCTTCTTCTGCTTTTGGGTGCTAGGCTTCTGCTCCTTCTTCTGTTCCTTCTGTTCTTTCGTCTCTCCTTTCTGCTCTTTATTGGTTACTGTCTGTGCAGCTACTTGAGGCTTCTTTTCCTCTTTCTTGGTCTCTTTTGTTTCAGCTGATTTCTCAGCTTCTTTTACTTGTTGATTGTTCTTGTTGTTCTCTTTTGCTTCTGCTTTTGCAGCTGCTTTAGCTGCTTTCAATGCTGCCTTTCTTTCAGCTTTAGACATTTCTTTTTGTGCCATAATCTTGATAATTTTTTGGTGGTTAATAATGTTTTTAATATTTCAGTCGATAGAATATTTAAAGAGGTCAACTATCATCCTCTATTGCTGGTGAGTCACGCCCGTTAGCACAGGTATTACTAATCAATGCGTCTGATAACTTTAATTTCAATTCTGACATGTTACTCACAACCCCAGATAGGCGATTGGTGGTACCTTCTGTCACTGTACGCACTAAGCTTTGTGTGCATGCATAATTGAAGTCATCAACGGTGTTGATTAGCTGAGTAATGGAAGTATCTTGTTTGTTCATTCCTGAACGCACGACTACTTCCTTACTCAACATACCTACTAACAAGCCAGCTACGATGCAGGAGATATAAATCCACCACATCTTGTCACTGCGAAATCCTCTCGCAAAGACAAATGCTACTAATAGTAGCACAATAATCCAAATTGCTGACATGTTTGTAAAGTTTTAGTTTAACAATTGTTTTAACTTCTCTCTAGCTTTATTAAGCTGAGATTTCACTTGGCTCTCTGAGAGACCCAATTGTTCAGAAATCTGTTTGTAAGACATATTCTGAACAGTTCGTAGCTCGAGTATATATCGGTACCTGTATCGGAGTCTATTGAAGGCATTTGTTAATCTAGTATCAGTTTCATTGAAGATATAGTTATCTTCAGGCGAGTAGTCGGCCGAACTTCTCAATTGAACTGTGCTAGTGTCATCATCCAGCCAATAGTTTGCATTTTCCTTTTTAGTACGTCTAATATAATCAATACTACTATTTATAGCTATAGTCTTTAACCACATTTCAAATGAAATATTGTTAATATAACTATCTAGCTTAGAAAAAGCTTTAGTAAAAGTAACAGATAATAAATCATCTGCTACATCTCTATTATTTACAATACGGTATATTGTACTGTAAATAATTCGATTATACTTTTCATAAAGCTTTGTAAAGGCACTTTGTTTGCCTTCCTTCGCCTGTTTGATCAGATCGAAAAGCTGTTGTCTTTCTTCATCTGTCATAATTACGGGCTTTAGTGTGGGTTATAGTCAACCCAATGACTATAACCCTAAAATGGTAACTGTAATATATACTTACAATACCATTCATTCCATTCACTGTATAATTTACGGAAAGTATCCCAAATACATTCCATAAATTCAATTTTCAGATCACGTGTAAGAACCTCAACTGGTAATTGATTTACCATACCACAGACAATTCTAATTCTTACCTCTAGAGTAGTTTTAGAAGCTATGCCAATTTGCTGTAGTATCTGAGTATCATACCATGCTAATACTTTAGCTAATCTTTGTTTTCTGAAAAATGCGTGAAATTCTGTATCTTTTATTTCTCTGTTATATATTCTTAGAAATACATACCAGCTAGGTCTCCAATTTATCTGATTATATCTTATTGGACATTTATTCAGATAAGTATAAACAGTAATACTATTTACGACCATGACGACGTGTACTATTAGCTATTCTAAGTAATAATACATTTATTTGCGCTAAGCTCCAGTCTGTTACACTTAGAATATAAGCTTTTGTAGCTTCAATTCCTCTGCCATTTATAGACATATCACTTATATAGCGCTCTGTAAATGCTTTCATCATATCATTACTGATATCTGGCATTTTTGTACCACGAATAGATTGTCTATAAGGTGGTAATGGGCATACTTCTGAGTAATCATACTCGAAGAACAAGAATGCATCGGGATTATTACATACAGTTTGTATTTCAATTGAATCCTCAGATAACACTGTAAATTTACCTCTTTGAACAAGGTCATTCATAAGTAATGCAGAAGTAATTCTCAAACATGGTACTTCTCCAACTATATTGGCTAACAATTCAAAATGTTCTCCAATAATACGATAGATTCCAGGATGATTTAGTTTCATGACTTTTTATTTATTTCCTTTTGAAAGTTACTTACTACTCCTGATATTGCAGACATACTTAAGTCTGGATATTTATCAAGAAGTTTACTAATCGCTTCAGATTCTGAACGAGATTTATTAAGTAGACTGATAAATTCAGTACGTTCGGCTTTAGAGTCAAACCATGCAAAGTATCTTATACGCATTGTTGTTGATAGTTTCTTGCTTTTGTTTCAAGTTCACGAAATTTCTCTTCGTCTTTAGTAGTTAAATCACTTACATCTATAAGATGAATGATTTCAGTACCTCTAGTTTCCCAAAAGAAGAATATATTTCTTACTTTAGAAATTCCTTCTTTATAGTGATACTTATTCTTGTAACACTGAGGTACTACAGAGTTGATACGTTGTACCAGTTTTTCTTTCATTCTTAATTCCCTACTAGCCTTGTCTAAAGGTTCAGGAAGTTTTTCTCTGATAAATTTTATTAATCCCATTTCAAATTAATATTTATTGATTAAACTTAATTTAATTTGTAGTAAGTAGGTGACTCGAACACCTTATCTCTTAGTAATATCTAAGGCTTCACTACCATGCAAAGCTTACTTACTCCAGCTTTCTACGACATTAGCTTAGCCGTTGATTACTTACGCTACTAAGCGAGTGTAATCTGTTACATAACTTGTATTGCCAGTTATCTGCTTATTGACCTATTCTATCTTCACTATTGCTGTCAAAACCATGATGCCCCGTGTGCTTCTTTTAAAGGAAAGAAACTTTAGAACCTAATAAACAATATCTTTATTGCGTCTACTCAATAACAATGTTTAAAACAGGGTGTTAAAGCAAGCATGGGCATATTGTATTATCATAATTTCCTTCGTGGAGCATGAGGGAGTCGAACCCTCGTCCAAACAATGATTCAATAGACCTAACAGTCAATGAGTTTATAAGATTAATTAAAGTATAACTCACGTGCAGAATTAAGCCATCCTTCCAGCTTTATTATTTAACACTGTTCACAGCACTCTCTACAGGTAGGCCTTCGTTATGTTATACAATACTCCTGCTATTTTTATAATTAATCTTATTAGTGGATATGTAGCCGACCAAAGCTACATATCCTATGGTCTTGAGAATGGTTAGTTCTCTTCATTACTGATCTTGATGATACTCGAATAATGATATATGACGAAACATATATGATACAAGATACACATTATTCAGTCTGATTTGATATCTCGACTAAAGCAGTTCAGTACTATTACTAATACGGGACAATCTTATTGTCGCGATCTCAGACATATGATCAGTAGTACACAATAATTCCACACTAATGATACAAAGATACGTAGTATGACCTGTTAATTCAGGTCTTTGTGTCGTCCAATATACTTTCGGCCCGTAGGGCGCTATAGATATTCCTCCATAAACACTAAACTTGTTTAGATACAAAGATACTCAAGTTTGGAATCTCTTTTATTTTAGTTTTTTAGCCTGATTAACCGTTACGGCGGGGAATCAAACTATTCCAGCGATAAGACCAGGAATTGGGAAAGATTTCGTCAAGCTCGTTTTGAGACTTGTCGATATCTTTGTCAATATCAATGAGATCCTTGTCAAACTGCTTCTTCAGTGCCGGAGCTTCATCATTCCAGGCCGTAACTGGCTTCTTACCACTCTTCACTTCTTCTGCGAGATTGTGCAAGTCCTTCATATAGGTCTTCATTCTCTGGTTCACGCGGTTACTACGGCGTAACTGCAATGCTGCGGATTTCTCAGTGTATTCACACTTTTGAACCACGTCGATGAGTTCGTTCGTAAGTTTTTCCTTACGGCGCTCGGCAATCTTTTCAGCCGCTTTCTTTACTACGTCATCGGTTACTTTGTTTGCATTAGAGATAGACTCTTGAATGTCATCACTCTCGTTGTTTACATCAAAGATGTTCAATTTGTTTACTTCTGCCATTTTGATAAAAATTTTAGATGTTTGATACTATAGTTATTAATCACGAAATAATTTCTATGAAATTACATTTTTTAAAATATCTTTCTCTAGCTTCATATACTGCTACAGTGATATTTATAGGATAAACTTCTATCGGCCTATATTTCTGTTTCTCACACCAATACATTGCTGCTTCAGTTGTGAGCTTCCCAAAGTAAGCTACAGCTCTAATTCTTTCTTGAATATTCTCTGTAGTATTTATTTTAACTAAGGGATTGGTTGATCTACCCATTGTGCAAAGATTCTCTACGTTCTTTGTTCAGCCTAATTTTGCGTTGACGATAGCTTTCTCTCTCGCCAGCTTTTATAAGCTTACGGTTATTGTATGATTCTTTACGCTTGTTAGTATTCTGTGATATCAGTATAAGATATCTACTAACACGTTTTTCTTCTGCTTTCAACTCCTTTTTGAGTTTATTAGCAGCTTCTTCACATACTTCTATGTAGTCCTGTCTAGAATTCTTCTCTAGTTTCTCTAGTCTAATAAATTCCTCTAGGACTTTTATTCTTTTAGTCTTACTCATTTTTGATAATTTTAAGATTAAAAAAGAACTATCTTGCTTATTCGTATATCTTATTCGCAAGTAACCCATATCCTTCTTCTGACCTAAGCATTATGCTTGGTTGACCGTTGTATAGTCCATTGTACTCTTGAATAGTAGTTTAGCACTACTAAACTTCCATTAGGGCTCTGGTTATAAATAGTTCTAGGTTGACTGAAATCCACCATACTAACAATTTAAATTAGTAATATATAACAGCGGGCGGATACTCTGGCGGAATATCCTCCTTGGACTGTTCAAGTTGCATTCTGAGTTTACACTCATGAGTACATTCGCTACAGTTAATTTTATTGTTAAGTGTAGGACAATCGTTTATAACTAGATATAATTCTCTTTGTAAAAGAGAGTTTGTTCTAGCTACTTCTGACAAAATGATATTGGGATCTTGCCCAAATATAGGAGCGTATTCTTTGACAGTGTTAATATAACACTGTATTAAGCTCCTTTTGTCTATTTCCATGACTTCTTTCGATTGTAAGGCTCCATTTTCTTGTGCTTAGGCTTCTTTTTGAAGTCTTTCTGCTGATTTTCGTATTCTCTTTCTGTTCTTGCCATAACTAGTACAGTTTGAGAATGGAATCAAAACCTTTGATTATCTCGGGAAGCTTTGATAAACCGTAGTTGTGCAACACTATTTTTACCTTAGAAGCTGAACTCTCTGGAGTATTGATAATAATACGTAATACTCTAGTTGTAGCCTGGTCTTCTTTGTTAAGAAGATACTTCAGTAATTCCTTACGGAATACGCCTTCATCCATCATTGATGGAGTTCCGATTTCATTGATGATGTTGCTACAAAGTTCACTTACAGCCTTTACAGTAGTTGATATAGCAGCTTTGTTAGCATTTGCTACAGGAGCTATTACTACTTTCTGTAGTAAGGCTTCTGATACTTCTTTGTCATTTAACGTTGCCGCAGATATATCTTCAATCTTCGCACTTGTGTTATTGAACACTAATTCAGCCATTTTTCTGATGATTTCATCATAATTCTTCTCAGGAGCTTCTCCATGGAAGGTAATAATAATTGCTTTCATTTTACTTTGATAGTTAATTAATAGTTATTTTAACTGTTATTGCGTATTCACCTAATTCAATATGAATAGCATCAGTAGGTAATTTACTGATAACAGGTAGTGGTGGATCTACTTTGATATTCATATCTGGATGAGATTTACATAAAGTTCTTGCTTTACTTAGAGGTATGCCTAATATCTTAGTACACGCAAGTAAGTTTGCAAGATAGTGGTCTGTACCGAATTCTATTTCAGTAATCTTACGACCTTCTTCTACTTTAATACGAGGCATTATGAACCTCCTTTGTTAATTTCTTCTTCATATTACTTAATGTTTTAAATTGTTAATATTGTTGACGACGACCAGGATACTCTGGATTTGTTTTAAGTTAGTATCAACTCACATTTGTTAATAATAAGATAACAACACTTTGTTTCTATGACTCTCACTATAGTTTTAACACATAAGCAGGATTGCTGTCAAACTTTCCTTATTGGTGTACCTGATTTTAACGTCTGCACGATTATAAACACAAATACGAGTATCTCGGACATTACCCGCTATTGCCGTATTCAAGGGAATAATATACGATATGCATTTACTTACGCCCCACAGGTTTGTCATCTTCTGAGGACGTACACTCTATCTTCACAGACCGAGTATACTTTAACTTAAAAAAAACAAGGTGTTTATTACTTTATTCTCTCTTTACGAAAGTAGTATCTTTAGTATTGTCATAAGTATTGGACAATTTATCTAATGAATCTTTATAGTGTTGACTTCTAGCTCCGCTCATTACCTTATTATAAGTACTTCTGTTCGATTCATATATAGTCACAATGTCACTATTAGACAATGAAGTTCCATGTTGCCTTAGTATATCTATTAAGACAACGTCTGGCATTGTAAGAAATACACTGTCTATGTGCATGTAACGTTTTGTGTCTTCTCGAAACTGAAGAACTTCCTGTATTGTAGGTACAGCTTCAGTATAAATTGTGTCAACACAAACTTGTTCTACATTATCCTTTTCAGGATTGATGAGATTGCTAACCTTATCATGACAGATAAAAGTTAGTGCACTTGCAACAAGCATTCCTAATAGGATTAATACTGCTACTAAACTCCAGGCTACTGCTGAGCCTCTTCCTCTTGAAGAGTTTTGTAATTCATTTTCCATTTCTTGATAAATGTTTTAATAGTTAATAAATATGAGAACTTAATCTATACCAAACATATGTTTCATATATAATGATTTAAATGTTTTAGCTGCATATATTGCCGCATCTCTGTTAATGAATTGTAGATGAGTGCTTATATCAACGCCTATAAAGCTAAAACCAGCACTAGAAGCTATATTGAAGCAACCTGCATCAGAACCTTTTTTAATTTTGTTCCGATCAATGTACCACCAACTGTACCATGTTGTGATAGGTTCGTTTTGTTCATATTTCGGTATCCACGGTTTATTACCATTAGCAATAAAGTTAATTGCTTGAGTAATGGTACTTAACTGTATGTATACTAGTACATGTTCTTCTAACTTCCTACGCTTGTCAATAGGTTTAATACCTAATACTTTACAAGCACTTTTGTAGTCTTTTACTCGTTCAAACATTTCTTATGAATTTTACTGTTTTGTTTTTAATTACAAACCTTTTACGAAACGATTCTATATCTTCTTCAGGTATATTAGCTATTTGTCTTAGAAAATCTCTTTTTAAATTGAGTTCTTCTTCTAAGTTCTTAGCTCTACCTAAGTAATAATACTTACCTTTATAGTGTGCTCTAATTTTCTTCATTTTATAGTGTCTCCTACAAAATAAGTATTATAGTATATATAATCTCTAACATATACCTCTTTAGTCTTTTTACTAAAAGGATTCATGAGTTCTAACACATAAGTGTTTGAGTTCCGTACGTACTTATTAGTCACAATATAGTTTTTATATTGTGCTTTAAGTTCTACATAATTATAATAATCATAGTCTGTACAATATTTACTTATTGATACTGCTACTATTAATATTATAATTAGTATAATCAAAAATTCACTAATGCTTGTGAGTATACTATTTGAATAACTTCTTTTGATTGTCATATTATGCTATTCTAATATATACTCTAGTAGGTTCATCATCTTCCCATTTTATACTAGGAAATGCATCTGATGGTATACCGCATACTTGAACTGAAGTACCTAACCATTCATTAATACCCTTTCTTGGTTTGTCTCTATATAGAAATAGTCTACCATTACCATCTCTAGCTACCCATGCACGAATTGATTTCTTTGCTCTCATAATTATTGTTTTTAAGTTAATGAATGTACTCAGAGCGGGAATCGAACCCGCACGATTGTAATAATCATCAGAGTTTAAGTCTGAAGCGTCTACCAATTTCGCCATCTGAGCATTTGTTGTTAATGAATTATTAATAATCTTACTATTATTGAGATAAATGTTGTTACTCCGCTAATAGTGCCTATTATAAGTAATGTTTTAAGTATGTTGGCTACTATTTTTGAGTATGGTGCTTGTATAGTACAAGCTGTTATTATCAATGATAATATACCACAAAATACAGTAATTAGTGTTGCTATTGTTTCTATCATAATTTATTGATTAAATTGTTAATAAAAAAGTAAGACATTAGTTTTCATAGGTACAAACTGGAAGATTTATTTAACCTATTACTTAACACACTCGCCACGTGAAGGCTGCCTTATGAGTGCAACTAGTATACCTATATTCACATATAAATATACTAGTAATACTACTCTTAGTATTCTACAAATCCATATTAAGCTAACGGAACATAATAAGTTGAGGACTATCCTACGCTTAGGACTAATAAGTATAACATGATTCAGAAGCTCTCTATTGTATTAGTATATGGAAGATTGTTATACTGCATGATTTTAAAGTCTGCACTAATACTATTTTACAGATGAGTATTTTAAGCTTTCCCGTACGTACTTGCTCTGTATGAATAGATATAAGCCCCACATGCTTGTCAAGGATTCTCACCTTAAAGAGCGCAGTATTTCTACTGCATTAACTTATTAATTGACTTTTTTATATGTACAAATTACATTATAAGGTTCTAGTTTTTTGGCAATGATATATGCTTCTCTTTTTGTAATAACTTTAGGAAATATATTATATTCTCCTATGCATCTATCTACATAAATTTTAGCCTCTCTAAGACTAAGACCAATAACATCAAATTGTTCTATTAGTATTTTTATTATTTGTGTTTTAGTTTCATTACCGACTTCTTTAGATATAAACATAAGCGTTATCTAAGTCTTTATAAGGGCATACCTAACTTATATTATTATACTTTAACGTGGTTAAGCTATGTTTCACAACATACGAAGATAATTTGCATTTCATAGAATAATTACTTTGCGAATGAATTTTTTGCATTTTACACCTAAAACTTATAACTACGTAACGCATAGCCTGAATATTACACGTTCTCTATCAGTCCACAGAATTCACTGCTTCACACGGCAGCTGAGTACGCCCTTACGTCTGCCAACTATACTATTATAAGAAACTGGTGCCCTCAATGTCTTGGGATTGTTACACAACTCTGTAGCTTACGCTACTCCGAAGTTATTGAGTTTTTTTAAATTGACAGACTATTCTTATTCCCGGTCTGTCAGCGGTTACCTACACGTGACTGTTAATATTGCGATGGTTGAGCCCCTTGTGGTGCTTGTGTGAAGGTTGGTTGTTGACCTTGAGCTGTAGGAGCTGGAGCTGGTTGTACTACTTGACCCCCAATTATTTCAGGTTCTGGAGTAGTTGGTACATGCTGAGGAGCTTTATCTTCTTCAGCTGGTACACAATAAGCACCAAATGCTCTTTGCCCTACTTCTTCAGGAGAACCTCCACGTATCCATTGTTTTTCTCCGAATTCGTCAATATAATATTGACAGAATATTCGTAGTGTAGTGTAAAGAATAGGTTTTCCACCTTTCGTTACGAGCGAACCAGCTTTGATTGCTTCTCTTGCTGGTCGATTTGCTGTTGCAGGTTGAGCTGGATGGTCTGACAGATGTTGTTTATAGAACTTCTGTGGTGGACACCAGTCAATCCAACATCCTGTTACATATTGTAATTCTTCAGGAATTGGTTGGTCTGCTTGTGCTGTTCCTCCATGTTGAATTGATAACAATGGAGTAAGTATGTTCACAATGGGTTGAATGAAACAAGTAAATGTTTGCATGTCTTCCCATGGACATAAGGTATTTTGAAGTTTGGCTACTAAATACTTAGTGCCTGCATTCTGCTTACCTTGTTCAACTGTTTTGATTAACGGTTCGATTAATTTATAACGTGCCATGACATGATGCACTTTACCTATACAGTGCTTAGGTTTTTGGTGATTTGTAAATTATAGCTATATATTACTTGATGAGGTAATACATTGAAAATGGGAGAAGTGGAAGAATGTGGGTGGATGGTATATTATCACACACCCACCTAAACAATGGCAAACACTATGAATTCCTTCTCGCTTCCCCCAATGGCTGGCAGCTGTGCCTGATTTGCTTCCTGTGCGCAGCCTTTGTGGCAACACTGAGTACTGAGTACTGTGTACTATGTAATTGCATACATTCACAATCTGCTACATTTAAATAGTTCTACTTTCCTACGTAACTCAATGTTTGTATATGAAAATAACATATAATTTGATGTAACAGTAGCACTGTCATAATCATCAGGATGTGAGATTACTCCGAATGTCGCTTTAAGAGTAAACCAATCCCATACAAATACCTTCCTATATCTATAGAAAGACAACATAATAAGCCAATAGCCAATATACAATTTGATTTTGTTAAGCATATTTATAAAGTTTTAAGTTGATAATCAAAGCAAATAAGGGCCATTACAGCCCTTATATTAATCCCAATTGAACCATGCATCAGCATAGTCTTCATCTGCATCAGATGGAGTAAATAAACAATCAGACATAATAAGTAAGATTTAGTTAATAATCCAATGATTGACAGTAGTAGCTGATTTGCTTTCTGTTGCATTTTCATAAGTAAACTCATCAAACCCTACCGGGGACTTCCCGATTTCTAACAGTGGTGGGGGATTTGTTTGTGGGTGGTCCACACACGGGCATCTTCTATTAATTTTTTATTTCTAAAAAAATTATAATTTTTGTTAAAATTATGTAATTATTCTTAATACTTACGTTATTAGTGATATGAATATAGAATACGAAATAATAGGCAATACCATCCCATTTGATAAATCTGCGGAAATGTATAGTAGATCTACGCATATAGGTAATGCAGATGACGGATGGTCTGAGATAGTAAAGATAGACGATAAGTATTATATGGTTCAGCAAGGATTACAAGAACACGAAGGGCATATATACATGAGTCAAGTAAAAATAATATCCATAGAAATTTTAGATTAATATGAAACTAATAGAATCTAGTGTACAGATAATTGAGGAAAAAGATCCTTATAAGATGATAGAGTTAGCAGGGAGGACGTGCTATAGGAGTGAGAATAATATAACAAAAGATAGTGCTAAAGAGTTTGTAGATCGTATGATTAAGCTTGGTCATGGAGCTATGTTAGAGCATGGTACTATTTACTTAAGAATACGTGAGACAGTTAACGGTAATATTCCACCAGCTATGCTATATTGGAGACATTTGACCAATAGTACCTACTCTAAAGTAATCTATAAAATAGAAGCTGACCATCCTTACGAAGGCAATTACGGAGTATTATACATAACTACTAACTTAAGAGTGCTAGTAGAAAATAATAGATTAGACGATTTGCAGTATCAAGTAGAACCTACAGAGTATCATGAAAAACGTATTACAGCCAGGTTTATATGTGATAGAGGAGTAAGCCATGAGTTTGTTAGACATAGAGTATTTAGCTTTGCACAAGAATCTCAGAGATATTGTAACTACAATAAGGATAAATTTAATAATGAGCTTACTTTTATTAAACCTACTTGGTTAAATATACCTACTGGAGATTATACTTACTGGGATGGAGATTGGTGTGATATTGATAATATGAAGATTCAATTGCCTTCAGATAATGGTATAGCGGACAACTTTTTATGGTGCTTGAACAATGCAGGAATGCAATACAGACTACTAATAAATAAAGGATTAAAACCACAAGAAGCAAGGGCAATACTCCCTAATGCAACTAAGACAGAGTTAGTAATGACAGGTTTTGAAAGTGACTGGGAACATTTCTTTGAATTACGTTGTAGTGGTGCAGCTCATCCAGATGCTAGAAAGTTAGCTGATGAGTTAAAATCGTTAATGAATGTTAAAAACATTGAACTTAATAGCGTTAAATAATCATAAATAATGTTAATAAATGTTAAAGAAAAGGTAACATAAATAGCATATTAGACGTTTATAGGGGAGTAAGAGGGGTTAATCTACTAATACAGACTAATAAGTTCTATATCATAAGTAAGCCATATATAACTACTCTTACTCTAGATAAATTAATTATACTACTTTACTTAAGATAATACATATGAATAAAGAAATTAAAGTTGATAAAGCCTACTCTGGAAAGATAATATATCACGGTAATAAACCTTATCAATTAGTACCTGAATTGCATAAAGGTATGTGTGAAGGTTGTAGTCTATATGATAGAAGCTGTCCTTCTAGAATTACTGGTTACTGTACTCAAGGTTATATACTAAAGAAAGTAATATTATGACATACCAAGAAGAAGGCTTGTATCCTATATTCTTAGGTAAGAATGAATTTGCTTTAGTAACAGGTTATATGCTGAATGAAATAAATAAACACATATTAGAACACATAAATAGAAGTACAGAACTAAATCATTTTAAATACTATGAAAGAAGGAAAGAAAAATGATTTTCAAGATGGTAAGTTAAGATGGGATTTATTACCATTAGAAGAAATTGAAGACATAGTAAAGCTTTATACAGCTGGTTCTATTAAGTATGGAGATAATAACTGGCAAGGCTTAGAAAATGGTTATCAACGTTATAAAGCGGCTATGTTAAGACACTTACTTGAGTATGAGAAGGGAAATAAGATTGATGAAGAAACTAAAGTAAATCATTTGGCTGCTGTAGCTTGGAATGCAATAGCTATGCTTTACTTAGATAAGCATGGAAAGGGAAAAGTAAATGACAATAAATGATCCAGAATTGGCAAGAATAATAAAGAATAAACTGCCTATAGATATAAATGGCAAACAGTTTATAGTAGAATCATCTAAAGGAGGTAAATGTGATGGTTGCTACTTTCAAAGTCAATTAACTTGTCCAGTTAAAGCAGTTACTTACTGCACTTCTAATGGCGGTAATATACTTAAAATAAAGCAATAAAATAAGAACCTATAACTATACTTTACGTTATAGTATTAAACTAAGTTAAAGAATATGAACGAAGATAAAGTATTAGAAACAGTTTTAGAGAAACTTAATTATACCTTCTTAAAGGATGCGTTGGTGAAGCCTTTAGATCCCATTATGGTTACTAAGGAAATTACAGAGCAGATTCCTACAGGAGATAAGGACGAAGAAGGATATAATAAGTATGAAACAAAGACAGAAACAAAGGAAGTAGAATCTGAATGGGCTACTGGCATTGTTTTAGCATTGCCGTCTTCATATAAAGAAGATGAATTAAATATCGGAGATAAGGTAGTATATAATAAGAAATTTGCTAAAGATTTCGATCTATTCAAGAATAGTCAATTAGTCAAAACCTATGACGTGATAGCGATTTGTAAATAATCAATATTTATACATACATGACATTTTTATTATAAATATTCTGGATAAACCCCGGCTTTGGCTGGGGTTTTTCTTTATACGTACTTTAAATGTTAACAAATGTTAAAAAGTATTAACAATTTTTTAACATAACCGTTTTAGTGATATGGAAGAAAAACAATGGTTATTAGCAATATTAATAGGTGTATTTGTATTGTGGGCCTGTAAAAAGTTAGAAAGATGAAAAATTTAAAAGTAGTAAAAGAAGACGGATTCTTTAAGAAAGGCGATATTCTTACATATGATGAAGAACTTGATGCATATACTCTTGATATTACAAGTGGTGATAAGTTCAGATCAGCTATGTTAGATCCTATAACAGCAGACGAATTAGTTGAAAAAGAAATTATGGTCAAGGTATCTTCTTCTAAAGAAATCGAAGAAACTATTAACTTCTTAAATGAGAAGATTGAAGAGTATAAACAGAATCTTAAGGACACACAAGATAAGTTTGAAAAAGGAGAAATGCAACCTTGTGTTAAGGTAGAGGCTGAGACTGTACTTTATAATTTGATTAAATTCGCAGATAACGTTAAAGCTAGATTAGAAAATGAATAAATTGGTTAAGGGAGTCTCTAAAACCGATTTATACAATGAATTTCTAAGAAGCCTTAATGGTATACTTAAGCTTACTGATAGGGAGTTAGAATTATTATCTACATTTATACAAATAGATATAAATACTCCGAAGCTCCCTAATATCAGTAAGAATGTAATTAGTACTGAAAATAGGAAGTATATTAGAAAAACGTTAGGTATTACTCCAGATAACTTGAGTAGATACATTACTAAATTTAAAAATTCTGGTATACTTGTGAAAGGTAAAATTGAAGATGAAGTAGTAGTCAATAAGGCTTTAATACCAGAAGTAATCGGTGATAGAGTACAGATAACTATAATTTTAAGATTGAATAAAGATGAAAATACAATCAACAATGCTTGAGCCTGGATCTATTATAGTTTGGAAAGATTATAATTTTCTTAAGAAAGCCTGGTATAGTTTATGGAATAAGTGTTTGCCATATAATAGGTTTACTCTTATTACTCAAAAAACGGAGTTACTAAGTATTAATGGAAACTTTGACAATGATACAGCTATATATGAGCCTATACGTAAATATAGTAAATTAGAAGCTAATAAACTAACTGTCATAGCTAATGATTTACATTACTCTAAGAGTTGGTTAGATATAGCAGATGTAATCAATATAATTAGACCAAACACTATCAGTGGACCTATTACTCTCAATGAATGTAAATACTATAAAAGAGTAAAGCTCAATGAAAAATCAACCAAGTATGTATACTAAGTTAAGTAATAAGTATAATTTGCCTTATCATGTTATAGAAGTTATATGTAACAGTCCATTTAGATTTGCTAATGAAGCTATAACAAATATGGAAGACAAAGCTATCAGATTCACATATTTAGGTAAAATTAAGTTAAAGAAACAGTATGAAAAGAAAGATTAATAAATATGATCCTGTAATTTATCCTAGATTACTTTGGGTTACCGATAATATTGAAGATCTAGATGACATATTTATATTTTGTGATATAACTGATTTCCATAAAGAGAATCCTAACGCTTATAGTGACTTAATAGAAGAATATGAATCTGGTACTATCAATGCTGTAACAATACCTGTAATACATAAAAATACTGGAAAAGCTGGCGTATTAGTAGTTATATTTGGGTTAGATGATAAAGAATTATCAAATACTATACCACATGAAGCAACACATGTTACAGATTATATATTCGATAGCCTTGGGTTATCAGCAGATGTTTTCAGTAGAAATGAGTGCTATGCTTATCTACTTGGTTGGGCAGCAAGTTGCATTAGTAGCAGCGTAATTAAATTTAATAAACAATGACAAAGGAAGAAAGTATAGCAATGTGGAACGTAGAAAAAGGTAGTACAAACAGTTCTATGTTCACAAAGAAAATGAAGAAGCTATTTGATAAAGTAGAAGAATTGATACTATCTGGAGAACTTATGTATGATCAGTTTAGTGGAGATATGTTAGATGCAGTAACAGATATGATTATAGATAATACTAACAAAGGAGCCACACTTGATAGAGCAGATCAGATAGACTACTTATGTGATAAATTATATGAAAAATATACGCAGCAATATAACAACTCAGAGTCTAGAAAAGGAGATAGCGTAGTTTTAGAAGATACTACAAAAGTACAAGACTAATCCTGATTATGTAAATCCTAATATACCAAAGTAGTTAGCTGAAAGTATATTATATAGACTAAGTAAAGAATATTATTTGGGTTATAGAATTGATTAAAAATTAGATATTATGAATAGATATATTTTAGGTAAAAGAAATACCACAATAAAATTAAATACTGATACATTAGACGTAGATTATGTAGAAACTTCGTATGATATAGATCGTATGTGGTTTATTGAGGAAGATGGCGTTCTTGTGAGAAAAAATAAAGAATATGAAGTAAAAAAAGGTGATATTGTTTTACTCATGTATCGTATTGGAGGCGAAGAAAAAGGAGATATCATTATCATTAATAATGATGATTTGAGCAATTATTACGAACGTAAGAAGGAGTATCTTGAAAAAGAGAGAAACAGAATTAGTAAGGAAAAAATATGTGATAGTTGTGAACCAACTTGTGAATGCGTCGGATAATTACTAAAATATGGATAAATTATTAATAGATAAATATGGAAATAAGTTTCTATATGATGTAGAAACTAATTCTCTTAAGATTACTCCTGATGACTTTAATATTAGATGTGCATTCTTTGCTGAATAGCCAGGTCAAGTAGTTACTGATACTGAAGTAGTAGACTACAACAAAGGAGATTTAATACTACACTTTGTTAACTGGAATGGTATAGATTACGATAGTAAAGTAGTAGTATGTACTGACTTAGTAGCCAAAGATGATATTAGTAGATGGTTTAAAAGCTTAACTAAGAAAGTAGAAGTTAATGAAACTATTTGATATAATTGGAGGAAAAGTAGTTATTCATTCTGATGCTTTAGGTATCCCGTGCTTTAAAAGAGTATGGGATACTGATAAGCCAGATAAAGAACATGCTACAAAAGTAATCAGTTATATTGTGCTTATGAATAAATGGAATAGCCCTTATGTTCAAAGTATGGAAGCTGATACTAGAGAATCCAAATTGAAAAAGGAAATATTTGGTGATGAAAACTACCAACTTACTGCTGAAGAAATTAGCTGTGAGAACGACTATAAGGTATTCTGCCATACTCGTACATTGGAGATGCTTGATAACATGAGACTTAAACTAGACAGTATTAGTAAGTATTATAAGGAATCCCTTGACGATACTTTAGATGAAAAGAAAATTAAAGACTTATTAGCAGGTATGACATCAGTAGGTAATGTACTTAAAAGTATTGATACTTTAGAGAATATGGTTAAGTCTGAAGAAGTAGCTATGGGTAAAGTTAAAGGTGATGCTAAAGTTAATCCTTATGAGTTGGTAAGATAATACATTAATTTATAACCTAAATTAAACAATACGTTTTAACAGTAAATTGAATAAATTATGAGAACAAAATTGATTATTACTCTTGATCTTACTAAAAACGCAGTAGATTTCTGGGAACAGATTAAAGAAGTAGATGCTGTATTATGTAAAGTAGTAGCTAAGAAACCTTGGTATAAAAGACTATTTAGCTGGTTCTAAATACATTTGCCATACGTAGAGGCAATTAAAATATATCTACGTGCACTGGGGAGTTGCATAACGGTAGTGCTGGAGATTCTAAACCTCTGTATGAGTGGGTTCGATTCCTACCTCCCCAACCAATATTCATATAAACTTGCAGATATGACATATAGAAATATAGATCCAAAATTAGCCGGTATATACATTATCAAAAATAACTTAAATGGCAAATGTTACATTGGCCAAAGTATTAAAATTAGATCAAGAATAAAAGACCATATGAGAAATGCTAAAAATGGTAAATTAGACTTACCTATTTATAGAGCAATAAACAAATACGGTTTTCATAACTTCACAATAGATATATTAGAATCATTTATTCCAGATGCAGATATGACTAATACAGATCTAATTAAACAATTAGATCAATTAGAAATAAAATACATAGAAGAATACAATGCCTATACAGATGGATATAACTGCACTAAAGGTGGTGATTTTGGAGTTTTAGGTCTTAAAATGACAGAAGAACAGAAGAGGAAAGTTTCTGAAAATTCTAAAAAACTTGTTGCATCAGGAGTTTTTGGTAAACGAGTTTATCTATACAATTTTGTAGAAAAGTATTACATATATGCATGGACAATAAAAGATGCGGCTTCTATTACCAAATTAAGTCGTTCTAATATTGGTAGGTTATGTAACAATACCTATATTCATCCTTTCTGTAATAATTTTATTGCAGCTTCTACTAAAGAAGAACTAGAAGACAAAAAGTCTAAAATTCCTGAATGGTTAGAAGAATATGAAAAGAACAAAGCTACTCTAGTTGAAAGACATAGAAATGGTAAAGTTTATTTCGGAAATTCTAATTGGATTAAAGGAATGGTAAGCCCCAATAAAGGTAAAAAAATGTCAGAAGAACAGAAGGAAAAATTAAGAATATCATCTACTAAGTATCTAGTTTATCAGTACACACTGGATAATATATTAGTTGCCACTCACATGGGAATGTACAATGCTGCAAAATCTGTGAATACTGATTATAAATCAATACAAAGAGCTTGTAATGGTAGAGCTAAAACATGTAAAGGCTATATTTGGAAGAAAGAATTAATACAGTCTGACTGCAAGCAGACTGCTTAAAATACTAGTCCTTATAAGTAGTTTATCGGAAAAACTGTAATGTAGTATATTCAAACTGCACATTAAATACTAAAGGATTTGGGCGCAGAAGTGCGATCCGTACTGGTAAACTACTTAAAATATTGAAGCTTTTGAGGAGCAACGTAACTTCCTAAGTCACTTACTATCTGATCAATAGTAAACACAGCTAATGAAGGACTGGATCGTAAGCCAGCGTGTTAGACAGGTGTCACGTATAAGCCTGTGTACTGCGGATTGGAGAAAAGGCATCTCGTATGACTCATAATCATAAGTTCCCGTTCGAGTCGTGGGTCCGCAACATATGTTAAACATGTTTTTTAAATGAAGAAGGGGTCCGTTGTGAAACGCGCCCCTTTTTTAAAATAGTATGGTAGATTTTAATAAGAAAATAGTAAATAGTGATAAATTTAGACAGGCTTCAATATAGTTTCTAAATACAGGACAATATTGTCAGTATCCAGAGGGAACTACAGAATTTTATAAATTCTGGGATGAAGAAAGAGATAGGTGTATTAATGGTTATACTGCTGATGATGGAGACTTTATCAGTGGATATAACTATTTTTATTTAAACTATTGTCCTATATCTAGAATAGTTAATCATATTACTACTGATAAGTTAGGTAATACAGTGGTAAAACGTGTAAATGAAGTTAGCTTTCCTGATTTCTGGGATTATGACTATTACTACTTTAATGCAGTTCAAGAAGCAGAAGAAGCTGGTAAACACCTGTGCTTATTAAAGTCACGTAGAAAGGGATTCTCTTATAAAGGTGGAGCTATGGCTTGCCGAAACTATTACTTAATTCCTAATAGTAAAACATTTATATATGCATCAAATAAGTAGTATTTGACTGATGATGGTATTCTTACTAAAGCATGGGACTATATGGACTTTATAGATAAAAATACAGCATGGGGTAAGAAGAGGTCTGTTAATACTTAGATGCGTAGACGTGCTGGATTCTATACTAAGGATGACTATGGAAATGTAATAGAAATGGGTTACAAATCAGAGATTATTGGTGTTACTTTGAAAGATAATCCGGATGTAGTTCGTGGTAAAAAAGCTAATCTTATTTTGTTTGAAGAGGGTGGTTCTTTCTCAGAATTAGGAGCAGCATGGCAAATTGCAAGACCATCAGTAGAAGTAGATGGTATAGCATTTGGTACTATGATTGTATGGGGAACAGGTGGTGACGAAGGAAGCGCTTTTGAAACTATGAAAGATATGTTTTATAATCCCGATGGTTACAATTGTTTAGGATTTGATAACATATGGGACGAAAGTGCTACTACTAATAAATGTGGATTCTTTGTACCTCAATATACTAATCTTGATATACGTGATAAAGAAGGTAAACGTATATACATGGATGAAGATGGTAATACATTTAGAAAGAAATCCTTAGAACACATATTAGCAGAAAGGCAAGTAGTAATATCTAATGCTACTAGTAATGCAGCAGTAGACCGTTATGTTGCAGAACGTCCTGTTACTCCAGCTGAAGCTATGCTAGAATTTAATGGCAATATATTCCCCAAAAAAGAATTATAGGAGCAGCTGTCATTACTTAGAACTAATAAGAAATTATAGAACCATAAGCAAGTAGGAGACTTAGTACAGTAGCCAGATGGTACTATTAAATGGATAATTAAAAAGACTGGTGATATAACTCATTATCCTTTAAGAACTAAAAGAGATGAAACTACAGGAGCACTTATAGGTGATGATCCTACTGGATCTATAGTGATATGGGAGCATCCCAATAAAGACGCTAGTCCTGGACTTTATATAGCGGGTATTGACTCATATGACTATGACGAATCGAGTACTACATCTTTAGGTTCTTGTTTCATATATAAACGTATTTAGTCCATAGAGCAATATTCAGATATTATAGTAGCTGAATATACAGGTAGACCTAAATCAGCAGAAGAATTTTATGAAAATGTAAGGAAATTATTATTATATTACAATGCTAGGGCAATGTATGAAAATCAGAATAAAGGAATATTTGTTTACTTTACCAATAAGCATTGTGATTACTTATTAGCTGATCAGCCTGACATTATTAATGATATTGTTAGCAACTCTAAAGTAAATAGAAAAAAGGGTTGTCATATGAATAAGTAGATTAAGCAATGGGGTTGGGGTCTTATAAAAGATTGGCTTAATGACATTAACGCTGATGGTAAAAAAAATCTATACAATATAATGTCAGAACCGCTATTAGAAGAGCTTATAGCTGCTAATGATGTAGTCAACGTGGATAGAGTAATGGCGTTGACACAGGTAATGATATATAGAGAATAGCTCTATAATGTTAAAGTAAAAGAAGTAAAAAAAGAGAATAGAAATAGGGTATTATTTGATGGCCCTATATTCACTCAACAGTGGTTTCGTGACGACGAAATGGCTGATAATATAGAAACATATATGTTTTAATTATGAGAAATATTAATCAATTTCCCTTATAGAGACTGCCTATGTCTAAAAAGACTCAAGACTGGAAAGAAGCCTGTGTAGATTACATAGCTGGGCATAGTCAAGGTAGTTCTAGAGATGGTAACAATAGAAGCCGTAAAGAGGAAATGTAGACTTACTATGATCTATACAATAGTATATATAGTGAAAAAGATCTTAAGTATGTTACTAATCCATTTAAACAATAGGATGGATTTCCAGCTATGGCTCAAGACTATAATATAATAAAGCCAAAGATTGATTTACTTTTAGGAGAAGAAACTAAAAGACCATTTAACTTCAGAGTAGTACATACTAGTGATATAGCTACTAGTGAAATATAGGACAAAGCTAAACAAATGATTATTGACTATATTCAAGCAACAATCATGAGTAAACTAGGCCCTGAAGAACAAGCTAGATATCAAGAAGCATTACAGTCTGGAGAAATAATGACTCCAGAATAGATACAAAAGTATCTCAGTAAAGACTATAAAGATATTGCGGAAATAACTGCATATCACAGCCTTAATTATTTAAAGAATAAGTTAAATATTACTCATGAATTCTTTAAAGGATGGAAAGATGCGCTAATAGGAGGAGAAGAAATATACTATGTAGGTATAGTAAATGGAGAACCTTGTTTGCAACGCATCAATCCAATATACTTTGATTATGATTCAGATACTTCTGACTTAGAGTTTATACATGAAGCCCAATGGTGCTGTTATGAGATGATTATGTCTCTTACTGAAGTATATGACAGATTGTATGATAAGATGTCTGAAAAGCAATTAAATGAGCTACTAGATATGATGGACGATCGCTCTAAGGGTGGTGTAACTCCAGAAGTAAGAAAAACATCTTTAGACTATCCTCATATTAAAACTCACAGTATAAATGGATTTAGCTCTAATCCTTTTGAAGAAGCCGATAATATACATGTATGGCATTGTTGTTGGAAGTCTTTAAAGAAGATAGGTTTTGTTAATATAATCAATCCTGAAACAGGTATACCAGAAGAGTATCAAGTAGATGAAACCTATAAAGAAACAGGTAATGAACTTGATGTTGAATGGAAATGGATTATAGAAGTATGGGAAGGATATAGAATAGGACAAGACTTATATGTTGGTATACAACCTGTTGAGTATCAGCACATATCTGCTGATAATCCGAATGCTCAAAGATTACCTTATACTGGCGTAATATATAATAATACTAACAGTAGACCACGTAGTCTTGTTAGTATGATGAAACCGCTACAATATATGTATATAGTACTATGGTATCGCCTTGAGTTAGCTATGGCTAGAGATAAAGGTAAAGTAGTTAATATGGACATTACTTAGATACCTAAGTCTATGAATATAGATGTAGCTAAGTGGATGCATTATTTGTCAGCTCTTGGAGTTAACTTTATAAATCCTTATGAGGAAGGTTGGGATATTCCTGGTAGAGAAGGAGGCAAACCTAGTTAGTTTAATTAGATATCAGCTCTTGATCTTACTATGGCTAATACTATAGACCAGTATATTAATTTAATGGATAAGATAGAATCTATGTTATCTGAAATATCTGGAGTAAGTAAACAAAGAGAAGGTTCTATTTCATCTAATGAATTAGTAGGTAATGTAGAAAGATCTGTAGTATAGTCTGCTCATATTACTGAACCTTGGTTTTGGGTTCACAATTAGGTAAAAAAAGAGTGTTTAACTATGCTATTAGATACAGCTAAACATGCTTGGAAAGACAATAAGACCAGTATACAGTATGTATTAGATGACGCTACTAGAGCATTTTTAACTTTATCGGATGATTTCTTCTATGAAGATATGGATATATTTGTAGAAGATACTACTAAGAACCAACAACAAATAGAAGCTCTTAAGAACTTAATGCAACCTGCTATGCAAAATGGAGCTAGTTTACTTGATATAGCCGAGATTATTACTATGGATAATGTCACTATGATTAGAAGTAAATTAGAAGAAATAGAGCAAAAGAGAATGGAACAGCAACAAGCTATGGAACAAGCTCAAGCAGAACGTGAACAGCAAATGGCTCAAATTCAGAATGAAATTAAAGAAGAAGAGCTTATGCTTAAGGAAGCTGAAATGGATCTTAAGAAATATGAGATTGATTCTAATAATGCTACTAAGATAACTGTTGCTCAATTAAATGCTTATAGAGGTGCTGAGAATATGGATCAAGATGGATCGGGAGTACCTGATGTAATTGAAATAGGTAAGCAAGCTATTGAACAACAAAAGGTAAATTCTGATATTGCTTCTAAACAATTTGAGTTCAATAATAAGAAGCGTGAAATGGAAATGAAACGTGAAATTGAGAATAAGAAGATTGAACTTGAAAAGCAGAAAATGAAGCAAGAAATGGAATTACAGAAATAGAAAGATAAAGAAGCTTACAAGAGAGAGCAATTGAAGGCAAAGACAGCTAGAGCAAACAGAGTAGTAGGAGAGAAGTAATATGAAGATAATTAAGAATAAATTCATACCGTTTAAAGGTTATAAATTAATGAATTTCTTTGGTATTATATTTCAGAGAAATGACGCTATTGTAACAGCGGATGAATACAATCATGAAAAGATACATCTAAAACAGATGTAGGAAATGCTTTGGATTCCTTTTTACTTATGGTATGGTATAGAATACCTATGTATAATGTTGTCCTGTAAATGGAATAAACAAAGCGATAAATATCATGACGTTAGCTTTGAAGAGGAAGCTCACAATAATGATAAAAACTTAAACTATTGTAAAGAGCGCAAGCACTATTCATGGTTTAAATATGTAAAAATAGGCAGTTATAAAAATAAAAAATAAGGAGAAATAAATTATGGCATGCGGAAAAGGCGGAAAGAAATCCGGTGGTAAAAAAGGTAAAGGCGGTAAATGATAAGATAAAACTTTATGGACAGAAATGAAACTATAAAACATCTTTAGGAAAAATATCCTGAAGATCTTAATGACAACTATAATTGTTATTGGTGGTATACTTGCGATTTAGATGGAAATGGTTTAAAGTATCATTTGCTATTACGCGATAAGATAGCAAGGGTAGATGAAAAACCATTGATATCTCTTAGAGCTCATTCTTCTGATCCTAAAAGTCTTATTAATTTATTAGAGTTATATTTAGAAACGTGTAAATATTAACATGGATAAACAAGCATTTAAATAGAGAATGCAAAACCTAAAGTCTTACCGGGAAAATAATCCCGGTAAAGGCTATTGGGATTGGAGGAATAGTTTACCTGATAATCTTAAGTATACAGATGATACTGAATATAATATGCGAGGAGCATACGAATCAGGAGCTTAGCCTATTTTAGAAAATGACGGATTTTATCATTTGCCTACTAGAAATCCTCAAACCGGAGAAATATTAAAAACATCTTTACATCCTACATTCTGGAAAGGATTAGCAGAAGATGCTAAAATAGGTTACAATACTTACTTTGTTGGAGATAAAGTATATACTAAATCAAAAGAAGAAGGTCCTATAAACGTATATGCAGATGGTGGAGAAGTAGGTAATCCGTCAGTACAAGCTATATAGTAGAAATAGTGGCTGAATGATTGGCTTAAGAGTCGTTCTAAGTAGATGGCAGAGAATATAGATTTCTATTCAAACTAGAATGTTTATGGTAGCAGTATGGACAGGATGCACGTATCTCCATTCTTTTTTCAAGATAAAGAAAAAAATGCGGCTAAAATTATATAGGAACAACTATAGTACGCTAATAATATTCCTATCTATGATTATAGAGAACCTTGGGTAGCTGTAAATAAGGATATTCCTAATCGAAAAGAATTTCTTAAAATGAACTCAGGAGTTCAAGGAGCATATCATAAGAAATATGGGCAACCTAATACTATATCTATATCTCCTATTGCTACAGATCGTTCTGTAATATTGCATGAATTATCTCATTCTACACAAGATAAATACAATATCCAGTCTAGTAAAATAGATGATATACTAAAAAGACATTAGAAAGAAAATCATAATTATGATAAGTACTACGATAACCCTGATGAAGTCTATTCCAGAATGAATCAGTTTAGATATGACAATAATATTAGACCAGAAGATATTATAACTAAAGAGTAGATAGAACAGTGGAAAGACTCTAGTATAGATAATGAGTTTATAAACAGATATAGTACTAATACTTTGCTAGATTTACTTAACTCTGTAGCACAGGCTTTTGAAAAAGGAGGTGAAGTAGGTAATCCTGATGATGACTTTACTAAAGCTATTAATATCAAATTAGGTAGAACTTCAGATGGTAGACCTAAAGAGCAAGGGCTTAAACCTGTTATAGATTTAGAAGATGCTGCTAATATAACTCCTATAGGAGATGCATTATCTGCTAGAGATGTATATAATGCTGTTACAGAAGGAGATTGGACTGGAGCTGGCTTAGCTGCTGCTACAATGATTCCTTTTGTTCCTATGACTGTTAAGCAATTTAGAAAAAAATATAAAGGAATTACTCCTAAATCTAAATAAAATTATAACAGTAAATTAATGGATAAAACTGTTTAGAGTTATATAGATAATGCGGATTCTTATAAGGAAAGTAGAATAAAGCTATACGAAGAAGCTATAAAAGATAGAAACAAAGAATACGATAATTGGATTGAAAATGAGGATGCCTTTAGAAGAGCAGCCAACTTTGATAGAAAATATGGAACCAATTATGTTAGAACGTATTCTGATGAGCTTAAAAGAAAGTATCAAAACAGTAATGATATTACCCAAATTGGTATAAAACCGATGGATCCTGATACATATGGGTCATTTGATCCTGCGATACCAGACTATATTTTTATTAGCAATAATTAGATAGTGAATAAAAAACCTAGAGTTGGACTAATTAATCATGAATTAGGACATAGAATAGATAGATAGGCCGGAGTATTTGGTAGCGATGGTAAAGTTGTAAGGCCTATATTTAATAGAGATAAATTTGAATCTTCTGATAGAATTAAATAGATGTATCCTAAAACATACAATAAAATACAAAACTATTTACTTAAAGATTCCGAAATTAAATCTCATATGAACGAATTTAGAACTTACTTAAGAGAGAATAATCTGTTAGATCCTACTGGAAAAGAAAGTTTAAATTCTTTTAAAAAGAAATTATTCAATTCTAATTTTGATAATTTGAAGAAAATATTTAACTCATATAAAAGTGGTAAATAGTTTATTGATGACTTTAATATGATCCCAATAACAGCAACTAATAATAATTCTGACAGTATATTAGTATGATAGTTTCAGTTACAGAAGATAGTAAATTAAAAACTTATCTAAGTGCTATAAGAAAATAGCAAAAATATGTAGATACATTTAGTCCTGTTTACTGCACAGATACTATATTTAGTTTCTGGAATGACGAATATTTAGGTTTAAACTGTAATTCTACTTTTGATTTAAGAAAAGATCCTATATATTCTAAAGATCTTACTACAGAAGAATTACAATCTCTTGTCAAAGATGATTATTTCTCTTATGAAGAATTAAAGATATATTTTGATAGAATATTAGAAGAGTATTATTTAAACACTAATGAATGATCTAATAGACTATACAGGTATTATGCCGGTTTACCCTATACCTTCATATAAGTATGGCGGTATTCATATTAAGAAAAAGAATAGAGGCAAATTCAATGCTCTAAAGAAAAGAACAGGTAAGACTACAGAAGAACTTACGCATAGTAAGAATCCTTTAACACGTAAGAGGGCGATATTTGCTTAGAACAGCAGACGTTGGAGACACAAAGGAAGAAAGAAAAACAATTAATCTAATTATATATAATTATGGATAAGAACACATTGAACGGCTTTGAAGTATTTGAAGAATTCATGCCAGGTGGTGTAGCAAATAAAAATACATTTAATACCAGTCTCGAAGATGATTTTGATGGAGCTGGTGAAGAGTTAACCGATGAAGAGTTAGAAGAAATTCGTAAGAACAACAATCCTGATAAAGAAGAGCCTAAAGAAGAACCTAAGGATAACACGACTGTAAAAACATCTTCTAAGAAAGATAAGAAAGATAAGAAGGAAGATGATACAGACGATGACCCTGATAATGATTTAGATAATAATGATGATACCGACGATATTGTGGATGACGGTATATCTGACGATGACTCTGAAAGTGATACAATTATCAGTTTCTTTGACTCTATTTCTGAAAGACTTGGTTGGGAAGATGTAGAAGATGATGAAAAACCTAAGACAGCAGAAGAGTTAGTAGAGTACTTCCAAGAGGTAATTGAAGAGAATTCAGTACCACAGTATGCCAGTGAAGAGGTAGAAGCTCTAGATAAATTTGTTAAGAATGGAGGTAATTTGAGAGATTATTTCCAAATTGATGGGGAACTAGATCTAGAAGATTTTGAAATTGAAGATAATGAAGTAAACCAAAAGCTTATACTTAAGGAGTTCTTGAAAGAAAAAGGCTTTAATAATAAGCAAATAGATAAGAAGCTTACTAAATATGAAGATGCTGGTTTACTTGAGGATGAGGCTACGGACGCATTAGAGGCTCTTAGAGACATTAGAGAACAAAAGAAACAACAGCTATTAGAAGAACAAGAAAAGAGTGCTAAGGAGCTTAAAAAGCGTCAACAGGATTACTTTAACTCCGTTGTGACTGAAATAAAGGGCATGGATAATATTCGTGGAATTAAAATACCTCAAAAAGATAAATAGGCATTATTAGAATATATATTCAAACCCACAGCTGATGGAAAGACTCAGTATCAGAAAGACTATTCCAAAAGCGTGAAAAACTTACTCGAGTCTGCCTACTTTACTATGAAAGGTGATACTTTACTGAAGGCAGCAAAGAGCGAAGGCTCTACTGCGGCTATTAATAAATTTAAAAATAGCTTAAGTAAAACAGGAGTAAGTAGAAAGACTAGAAGACAGGATAACACTAGCACTGAGTCTATGTGGGATTCTTTTGCACGACAATTGCGTGTAGATTAAATAACAACTAAATTATAATTTACTAATATTTTATGGATAATAATATTCTTAATAACTTGGTTCTGTACAAAGGTAAGCGTTTTTCTGACCTGATTGATACTAACAAGATTTCAGCAGCTTCGCAATAGAATCCGTATCAGGTTGCTACCGTGTTATCTTATGTATTTGGAACTAAAGATAATGGTTACAATACTTCCCTTGACATGCTGACTGGCGGTCTTGGTAATGTAATGACTATTGATAAGCCGAACTGGGAGTGGGATGTAATGATTGATACAGATAGAGCTATTACCATTAGAGATGCTAAATGGAATGGTGCTGCTATCAATGATAATACTACAGCTGGTTTAGGTAATACTCCTATTTATCTGTGGTTAGAAGAAAACTGGTTTGGTCCTACAGCAGTTCTTGAACTGGATAACAAAGATTATCAGTTGCGTGTTGCTGGTGCTCCGTATCAGGATGGTAACTTGTGGGTTTATACTTGTTTTATTGCAGATGGTAATCCCGCTTCATATGTACCTGCTAAATATTTGAAAGCTGGTTCTCAAGTATCTCGTCTTGCTTCTGCTGTTGAAGAATACAGTGAAGAAGGTGATATCCTGAACTATAGTACTCACTTTAAGATGCGTAACTACCTGACTACTATTCGTATTAACTACGATATTACAGGTTCTGCTTACTCTACAGTAATGGCTATTGCATTGCAAGATCCTAAGACTGGTAAGAAATCTTATTTGTGGGCTGACTATCAGGAATGGCTAGCTCTGCGCGAGTGGTATAAGAGATGTGAACGTATGCTTGTTTACATGAAATCTAATGTAAATAAAGATGGTTCTTGTAACTTGAAGGGTACTAACGGTCGTCCGGTATTTATCGGTGCTGGTTTGCTGGAACAGATTGCTCCGTCTAACAAGCGTATGTATACTAGATTGACAGCTGAGTTGCTGGAAGATTTCTTGTTTGACCTGTCTTATAATGTACTTGGTACTAACGAACGTAAGTTTGTTGCTTTGACTGGTGAAATGGGTATGCGTGAATTTGACCGTATTTTGAAGGAAAAAGTAGCTACTATGAACCTTATGGATACTGTATTTGTAACTGGTTCTGGTGATAACCTGAAGTTTGGTGGTCAGTTCAAGACTTATCAGATGACTAATGGTATTGAGCTTACTTTGAAGTACTTCCCGTTGTATGATGATACTACTTATAATCGTCAGTTGCATCCGGTTACTCTGAAACCTCTGGAGTCATATCGTATGACATTCCTGGATCTGGGTCGTCGTGATGGTGAAGCTAACATTGTTAAAGTAGTTCGTAAAGATCGTGAATTCGTAACTTGGTATACTGGTGGTGCTGTAGCTCCGTCTGGTTATGCTAACTCCAAGAATACGCTGAGATCTAACGGTAAGGATGGCTATACGGTATTCTTCCTCGGTGAAATGGGAATAATGCTCCGCGACCCCAGAGCATGCGGAGAATTGATCATGGAGTGTGAGGATTAATTTATAAATCTTCTTGGATATATGGGAGCCTTCGGGCTCCCCTTATACTAACTTGATAATCTAATATTTATATTATGGAAGTAATCGTTAGAATAATTAAAACAAACCCTTGGACTGGTATTACCAAATGGTCTACATGTTATGACTATATCAGTTCATACTGGACACGTTCTGGTAATTTATATACTGGTTTAAGTGCAGAAGATGCAGCCAGATTAGAAAAAGAAATTGGATATGCAGAAGGATAGCTTTCACCTGAAAGCAAATTTTGGGATACATTTGCTATTAAAATTGGTAGGAAAGATCTAATTCTGGATATCGACAGACCTGAAGATGAGCTTAAATATTTGTTCTTGAAAAAGCATAAGAGAGTAGCAGATGGGCTTAATAATGTAACAGCTTCTACTGATTATGTTATTATCAATAAAGATAGCGAAGCTAAAGAAGTTAATAAGATTAACAAGATCAAACGTGAAGCATATAGAGAAATGGATAAGATGTCTATTGAAGATATGCGTAAGTGTCTTAGACTTTATGGTATCAAATCTGATACATTGTCTAATGAAATGGTTGAAGCTAAGCTTAGTGAACAAATTGAAGCTGCACCTGATAAGTTTATAATGAAATGGGTAGAAAACCCGAATAAAGAAATTACTTTTGTTATTGAAGAAGCTATTGCTAAGAATATCATTCGCAAGAATAGAACTCAATACTTCTTTGGTACAGACTTAATTGGTAATGGTATAGAAGATGTTATTGCTTACTTGAATAATAAGAAAAACCAAGACATCAAGCTTGCCATTATGGGAGAAATTAAATCTAAATAATGAAAATATCTGATTTACATAAGGCATTTAAAGTTCTCATGGATAAGAATTCAGAGGCAGTTGCTTTTGGTGGCTGCCCTGCATTCCTACCCGAAGAAATAGATCTATTTCTTAATTAGGCGTACATAGAAGTAATATGTAATAAGTACACTGGTAATAATACTTTAAAAGTAGGATTTGAAGGTGCAGTTAAACGTATTGCCGATCTATAGAAACTAATTAAGACAGATACAGCGTTAGCATTAGTATATCCATACTCACATTCTAATGTGCTTACTTTATCTAATTTCTTTAATGACGGAGAATAGCTTAGAAGAATGTTCTATGTAGATTGTGTACTTCACTTTAATGGGGAAGCAGCAATATGTTCATTAACAGATCATGAAAAAGCTAAGGGTTTCTTACAAACGTATAACAATATACCTTGGATTGAAACTCCTATAGCAGTATTAGAAGACAATACTTTAAAGATCTTTATAGATCCTATACGTATGTCTTCTGAACAATATACAGCAGATATTACTTATATTAAATATCCTGAAACTATTAGTTATAAAGACTATAATAAGGATATTACCGAAGTACCTGATTATGTACTTAATGAAGTAATAGATAGGGCTGTAGAAATTGCTCTAGAGACTATAGAGTCATAGAGAACACAAACTAAAGTACAACTTGATAGCTTAAATGAATAATGAGCCCTAGAGAATTACAAATAGAAGTAGAGAGACGATTACAGTTAATCAATCCTGAATTATCTTTAGCTGGCAAATTACCATCCGATACTATTATGTCATTCATTAATGAAGCTATTGATAAATTCTGGAAGACTAGGTATTCTGGTTTGAATTTCAAACAAAGAGGATTTGAATAGGATCAGAAACGTACTGATGATTTACGTACTCTAGTTAATAAGCACACTTATAAAGATACAGACATTACCAAAGTAAATCAAGAGGAATATGCGGTTACCTTGCCTGATGATTATGTTATATTATTAGGAGATACAGCAGGTATAGCTCCAGCAGATGGTGTAATAAATAATTGCTGGGAGAAGGATGCCTTAGGTAACTACAAAATAAAGTACAGTGATACGATAGAGGGTACTATTGAAACTGTTGATAGAATCAAGGAAAATTCATTATCTGAGTATCGTCTAAAGTATACTAAAGCTAAACCAATCAGACTCATATAGGATAATACAATTACTTTATACACAGATGGTAATTATAAAGTAGCCGAATACACTATTGAGTATTTAAAGAAACCAAGTAAAGTAGACCTTAAAACTAATCCTACTGATGAGTATATAGACTTACCTGTTCATACTCATATGGAAATAGTTAAATTAGCAGTACAACTAATATTAGCTACTTTACCAAATTATAATGTATATTCTAATGAAGTAAATTCAATGGAATAACATTAACAGAAAGCGCTTATTGACGTGGAAATCTGAAATAAGGAAAGTAGAAAGTAAGCGAAAATAGACAGAAGCGCTTAATATGTCTAATTTAAAATAACAATTTTATATGATAACTTCAGTTCATACCGTACTTATTGGTACGAAATGCCCTGCTAGCTATACTACTGCTGATGCTTTGAATGCTGGCGAAGTAGCTTTGTTTGATCAGAATAAGGCTATCATTAAAACAGCTGCTGAAGCTGTTAATGCAAATTCACTCTATGTTGGTGTAGCAGGTCAGAAAATTAATGTTACTATGCCTGATGGCAGTGTTGCTTAGAAGGCCAACATTGAATTTTCTAATGAAATTCAAAAAGGTTCTAAACCGTCTGCTGTAGTAAGTCCTAACGTAGAGCCAGTTCAGGAAAAAGTAGTAGTTACTTTGACTAATGCTACTATTGTTGCTGGTCATAGATATGTACTTCGTGTATTGTATAAGGATATTGAAGCTAATAACTTCCAATTTACTCATACTTATGAAGTATACGCTGAATCAAATGAGGCACAGAAACTGGCAGAAGCTTTTGTAAAGAAGATCAACGCTCATAAGAATCGTCGTATTCAGGCTCAGAATGATACTGCTATTCTTACTTTGACTGCATTGGTTAAAGATGATAACGAAGGCGTTTATTCATTGAATGAATACTCAATTGTAGATATGGAAGTATCTCTGTATCATACAGTTCCAGGTGCTTTGTTAGCTAATCAACCGGAAGCAGTAGCTGGTGCTACCATTGTTAAAACTCCAGGTACTCCTGGCGTAGGTTTCTGGAAGCAAGTTCGTGATGCAGAAGTACGTTACATGGGCTATAAAGGTCATGTATTTACTGGTGCATATCCTGAAGTAGAACAGGCTCGTAAGGTAGTAGAGGGAACTAAGTACGATTGCGTAGTAATTGAAAATGACAATCTGTATCTTAGCAATGATAACCAGTATATTAAGACTACTCCGCTAACTACGGAAGTATATTGTCCTAGCATGGTTAATTCAATTGTTGCTAAAGGTATTCAGTCATTCATCAAAGGTGAAGCTGTAGCATAATAAAAACAGTGTTTCAGTGTGCTGACAAGGGCTATGGGGCTAAATAGCCCTGTAGCCTTTTTTATTTAAAAGTATTAATATGAAGATAACTGGTATAACAATAGTAAAAAACAACATAGTAGTAGAATTAGATACAAAGATACCTGATTCAGTAGATTCTAATTTGTATTTATACATAGACACACTGAATAACTATTCTAACAGGAGTTCAGTAAATCCTGATAAGCATTCATATAAATTGTTAGTATTAGGTACAGACTATAGCTCTGATGTAAAAATTGATGAACAGAGATTATCTATAGTAATAGATTCTAATAAATTAGAAAATATGTGTATGAGTGCGTTTATTGCTACTATAGATAATTCAAGTTAGTTCTATTTCAATCAAGCTGATATATATTATAAAGAAGTAGAATTACTATGTAAAAACTGTAGTACTTGTTTAGATGATCAACAAATAGATAGAATGATATTGTTTTTATTGAAACAAGATCTGTTAAGTTACGCTATCAATAATAACTTAATAGACGATGCAGTTCAGTATTATACAGATATAGCTAGAATGCTAAATATATGTTTAGATACTAAAACTACATTCTACAATAACCACGATTGTTTTGCTTGTAATAAAACTTGTAGAAACGGAGTTTGTTCATTATGCTAATAGATGATATATATAGAATAGGTAAAGAGTATAACTTAAAAGTTAAGTACAACTCTAATCAAGGTATACCTTGTATACGTAAATGGGTTTGTGCTAATCATATTGCTCGTCTATTAGAAAGTGATTTAAAGTTTACAGATGAACAAATAGATTGTCTTAGAGCATTGATAAGCAAGTTAGTACATCCTTTGGATGAAATGTGGAAGGATACTTCTGAAACTGATGATAAAGCAATACTGCTAGAACAAAGTTTAGGAGTAGATTTAGGTATAAAAACATTCTATGACGAACTTTTAATTTGTGAAAAATGACTCCATTAGAAGAACAAGTACAGAAAAATACCACATCTATTAAGACTATATCAGATAGTCTAATATAGTATGCTAAAAATACAGACTTAGATAAGTCTAATGAGAATATATCAGCTAATACATCTGATATAGAAGAGTTACGTAATAATATAGGCAGTCTACAAACGCAAATTAATCTATAGAATCGTATTGAGTAGATGAAGGATACTAATATAGTAGATGCTGCTAAATTAGACTTACTTCAGTATGATGGTAAAAGATGGTCAAATATTGCTGCTAATAAGGTAGTTACTGGATTACTTGGTAAATTAGTTGATTTACAAGATGTATATATTAATAATTTACGTAACGACAATGCATTAGCATGGGATAGTGAATTATAGAAGTGGACTAATAAGAACCTAAATACAGAGATATACGATGATGTATTTATAAGTAAGATTAAACCAGATTCTACTCCATATGAAGTATGGTTTAAAGATTCAGCTATATTTGGTCAAGAAGGTTTCGCATCAGGTCTTACTGGTTTTGGTGGTAAGATTGATAAGTACGGTCATGCTGAATTTGATAGTCTTACTTTACGTAGATTTCTTGAAGTACCTGAATTAAGATATAATCGTGTAGAAATTCAATTAGGAGATAAGTGGAATGCTCCTGGTGCAGGTGTAATAGAAAGTGTAGAACAAACAGATGAATGGACAGGTGTTATTACACTAAAGCTAGAAGAAGGTGAATATGGAGCTGTATCAATGGGTGACTTATGTATGGGTATATATCATTCAGAGAAGACAGATGAAAATGCTGAAAATGATGAAGACGACGGTAGAGGTAATAGAAAGTTTGCAGGTTTCTATACTGTTTACTTTGAAGTTACTAACATACTAGATACACAAAATAAGAAATTTGGTTATAAACTTAGACCAGTAGACGAATACTGGAATATGGTATTTCATCCCTGTGCTCAAATGAACTTTGTAGCGTATGGTAATAAAACTAATGTAGATCGTCAGACATCTTGCTACTCAACTCGTACTTATACTCGTTACTTAGTAAAACAAAATACTTGGGATTAGAAAGCTACCAATATAGCTATGTAGTTTGGTGATTTAAGTAACCTTAATATCTTTGGATATGAAATGACTGGTTATTCTGCATACCTTAATTCTGTATACTTTACTGGTAAGATTACTCAAGTAAAACCAAATGGAGAAGAAATAAAGTATGCTAACGATAGAGGGCCTTGGGAACCAGATACACATTATGACTATTATGATAGAGTAAGTGTACTAGGTTATTTATGGTTGTGTGTCAACCCAAATGGTTCTGATACAAAACCTAGTGAAGATAATCCTGATTGGTTAATGTAGGTATCTAAAGGTGACCCAGGTGCTGGTATGATAGTACGTAGATCTGAATGGAAACCGGGAGTAGAATACAGAAATGATCAGGATGTACCACAATCTGTATCAGAACTAAGATACTTAGACATAGTACTAGTTAAAGATTTAGCAACCACTACCGGATACAAAGTGTATAAGTGTATTTATACAAAAGCACCTCATACGTCTACTAATGATAATGCTCCAGGTACATCGGGAGGAGCTGAATATTGGGAAGAATTAGCTTAGAATGTAGGTAGTATCTATACAGACTTAATTATAGCTAAGAATGCTAAATTAGACTTTATTACTGGTAATTCATTAAGAGTAGGTTATCAAACAGGTAATACAGCTAATGATTTTCAGGTAGTAGCAGGCATTACAGGAGAAGGTGGTAATAATACAGATTCTGTTCGTATATGGGCTGGAGCTACAGAAGAGAATAGAGCTAATGCACCATTTAGAGTAACTCAATCAGGAGCTTTGTATTCTACTAAAGGTCAGATAGGAGGTTTTAATATCGGTAGTACTTATTTAGAAAATAAAGATTCTAATACAGAAGATGGCTTATATTTAGATAGAAATTCTATTATATTTAAAAAAGAAGGTAATATGTTTGCTGTAGGCCACATATCTACATTAGGAACTAATAGATTAGGTATCATAACAAAAACTAATTCTAGTATTGACCGTAAACTACCAAACTTTGGTCTTATTTTTGATGTATATGGAAGCGACATATCTAATATAGCCATAGGTGGTAATGGTGATGTTGTCATGAATGGTTTAGTGCAAGGATTCGATTACGATGTCAAAAGTTATACAAATAATAACACTATATACGAAATAAATTTTGATAGTGCGGTAGTCATATTAAGAACAGCTGGTACTACTGGTTCATTTGTCAACTTGCCATCTAAGCGTAATGTAACTAGTAGATTAGGTATATCTGAGGGAACAGCGTTCTGTTCTGAAATTACTTTTGTAGCAGATATAGGTATTACTGAAACCAGAGTATACGGAAGACATGGAAAAGCTACTGACTTTGGAAGTGCAGAATTTCCATAGCTATATGATTCAAATGGAAACAAAATAGATTATGTTACCATGAATCAAGGAGATATTGTTACAATACTTTTAATTCATGAACCCTTTACTTTGACTGAAAGAAAATATTATGCCATGATAAAAAGTTTTAAATTTAATTGATATATGAAGATAAATTTTGCACAACTGGAAGTATACACTGACATCCAAAAGACAAATAAGATTTGTATGGATGCTAGACAACAATTAGGTGAATTAATTTATGAAGTAGGTAGTGGCATTAAAGCTCATTCTTTAGCTTTAAAGATATATAATTCTGAAGGTGAGCTAGAATATACAGATGAAGAAGTACAAGTTATTATGCAATTTGTAAATCAATACTGTAAGCCTGCTATCATAGATGCTATGAATGCATTAAAAACAGAAGACAAGTAATATGATTACAAAAGGAATTAGAATAAGTTAGTTAGTCGAAAGGAAAGATCTCAATGGTAAAGAAATAATTCCTTTTCAAGATGGCATTCACAATGGTAAAATGTCTATTGATTCGTTAATAGACTATATTGGAGATGTATCAGATAGTGATATAGACCTACAATCATTGGTAAAGATATAGGAGTTTATAGATACAGTATTAGAAATGAATACACTACTATATCAAGCTAAAGAAAATGATATTTACTATTGTAAAGAAAATAAGAAACTATACATTAGAAGATTCAATGAATGGGAGATAATCAACCCTCTTAATTCTAAAGTATATGTTCTGGTAGGTTTAGATGAATATAACCGAACCAATATCATACATCTCTGGGATGGTAATGATATGGTAGTAATGTCTGAAAGACTATTTCTTGGAGAAACAACTGGTACTGCTTATGATGGCGGTAAAGGAAAGGCACTTGCAGACAGAGTTCAAACATTATCTGAAGATTTGACTAATGAAACAAATGCTAGAATCGAAGCAGATGAACAGTTGCAGTAGAATATAAATACTGTCGATAACAAACTTGATAAGGAAATAACGGATAGGACTGAAGGCGATAATTCTATTTGGGAAGTGTTATATGACTAGTTTATTTAGATATCCGGTTTTGGAGTATCTCCTACTATAATTGAAAAAGGAGTAGCCACCACTATTAATATTAATGGTAGATTTTTGTTTGCAGGTGATCCTATAACTCCCGATACTCTTACTCTTAAAATGAACGATAAGGTGCTTAGTAATACTCCGGTGAATGATCTTAGCGGTATTAAAGATGTCTTAACTACTTCTCAGGATAGAATTACTTATTCTATTTCCATTACTGCACACAACGTAACAAGGAATGCATCAGCAGTAGTATCAACATATTATCCTTGTTATTTTGGGCATACTGCAAAAATAGTTATAACCAGTGCAGATGTATTGGGATTCAGTAAACAATCTGTCAAACCAAGTCCTAATGGTACATATAGCATGTCTGAAATTAATTAGGGAGACTACGTATGGTTGTGTGTACCATCTAATTTCAACATTAACATGGTAACATCTTCTGGTTTTTCAGTTCCAATGGAAGCTGCTATAAGTGTACCAGTAGACGGCAAAGGCAGTTATAAATGTTATCGTACTAGTAGCTCTTTGGCAGCAGGTACATTTAATTTCGTAATTAGTTAAAAAATATGGCAGAGATAAAAATTTATGGTACTTTAGTAAATGCTACTACTGATCCAAAGATAGCTAAGACTAGTTAGGTATTTGACGAAGAATTAAATAAATATCAATCAGAAATTAATGCTTAGCTTGGAACAAGCGATGACAGTTTACGCAAAGAATTAACAGCTTTTAAGAATACTAAAGGTAAAGCTAACGGTCTTGCATCATTAGATGATAGCGGTAAAGTCCCTTCTACACAGTTACCATCATATGTAGATGATGTATTAGAGTTTGATTAGTTAGATTAGCTACCTAAACCAGGAGAATCTGGAAAGATATATGTAGTAACTAGCACAAATTTACAATATAGATGGTCTGGTACGGATTATGTAGAAATATCTAAATCATTAGCATTAGGTGAAACTAGTTCTACTGCATATCCTGGAGATAAGGGTAAAGCTACTACAGATAAACTGAATAAAACATCTGACAAAGTAGTTGTTGGACCTACTACTGTAGATCCTTCTACTGATAAGATAGTATTAAATTATCAAACTCACTTTACATCTACTAATTCAGATAGTAAAGATAGTCATACAATTAATGCTGCTACTACATCTCAAGCAGGTGTGATGTCATCAGCTGATAAGACTAAATTAAATGGTTTAAAAGATCAAGCTGGTATTACTGCTGATATTGATGCTGTATAGACTAACCTAGAAACACATATCAACAATAAGACTAATCCACATGAAGTTACTAAAGCTCAAGTAGGATTAAGTGAAGTAGATAATACTTCTGATGCTAATAAGCCTATATCT